CGACCGATGACATGGCCCTATCGCGCATCTATCGCAAGACTGGCCTACTTGAAGCCAAGCTTGTGCAGGACATACGTAATAAGAAGAAGCTCAAAGGAACTTACATGGAAGTGGAGTTCGATGCGGATGGCCGCCTGCGCTGCTCATGGAACACTCTTGGAACTTGGACGCGGCGCTTCTCTAGCGGTCAAACCATCTTCGGCACGGGGATGAACCTACAGAATATTGATCCGCGCTTCAAGCGGTTCATCGTGGAGGAACAAAGATGATGTTCACGTTGGGCTTTATCCTAGGCTTCATGCTCGGAGCCTTGGCATTAGCCTTCCTTATCGATAGGACAAATCAATGATGCTAGCTGAGTTAGCCCCCTTGGGCTATCTAATCGTGGGCGCGCTTGTGATGCTCGCCATTATGGTTATCTTCGCACTCTTGGGATTGTGATATGGCAGACCTCAAACTTTCGAAAGGCGAAGCTCTGGAGGTCCAACGCCGCCTAGAGCAGCTCGGCATTTGGCAGACCAGCGCGAACGATTTCAAAGTTGCTGTGCGTGCTTTTCAGCGCGTCAACAATCTAAGGGTTGACGGCCTTGTCGGCCCAAAGACCCGCACGAAACTCTGGCCGGCCAAGGTGCCTGAACGCGATCAAGATATTGTGCCCGGTTGGCTGCCACCTGAGCATCTTGGCAATAATTGGCCTGCGCAGCGCGATTGCCCAAGCTTCTTTGGAGCCGTGGGCTCTAACCAGACAAAATGCATCCTGCCCTACGTGATGCGCATTGCCTGGAGCAAACAGCAAACTGTGAAGCACTTCTCGTGCCATATGAAGGTGAAGGACTCAATTCAAAGCATCTTCGCCGAGATCATGAAAGCCTACGACACTAATTCGCGCAAGTATCTTGGTCTCGACCTGTTCGGCGGTTGCCTAAACGTGCGCAAGATGACAGGCGGAAGCAATTGGTCCATGCATGCGTGGGGCATCGCAGTAGACATTGACCCAACAAGGAATGAGTTCACGTCGAGGCGTGAGCCCAGCCGGCCAGGACATCCACATGCCAAGATGGCTGATCCTGAGTACGACAAGTATTGGCAAATCGTAGAGAGCACAGGAGCTGTCAGCCTCGGCAGACATTCCAACATCGACTGGATGCACTGGCAGTTCGCTCGTCTTTAGAGGAAGCAAAATGAACAGTCTTACACTATGGGTATTAGCGGCTATGTTCGCCGTACTCGGCATCTTTGCATGGGCGCACTACTACTATCCGGGTGCGAAGGTTCCGCCTGTTGCGCCTGCCATTACGAACCAGATAGCCCCGGCTACCCCGGTCGTTCCGGCTAAGTAGGTGCTTGAGCGTCTTTGGACCTTCAATTCGGTGTGGCCCATCTGGGCCACCCCGGATGCTGAAGATCACATCATGTTCATAGCGCGGGTCAGCAACCCTGACAAGCAGGATAGCGGTGACGCGAAATTGCTGCGCTACATGATCAAGCACCAGCACTGGTCGCCCTTCGAGATGGCGAATTGGTGTGTCGCCATCGATACCACGAGAGATGTTGGAAGGCAAATCCTGCGCCATGACAACCACTTTCAGGAATTTAGCCAGCGATACGCTTCGTCTGAGAAGCTGGGCAAGCTTCAACGGCGCAATGCTAGGCTTAAGCATCCTACAAAGCGCCAGCTCTCAGTTGCTTGCACTGATGCAAAGATATCTGATGGATGGCTAGACAAGCAGCTTGCCGTGATCGCCGCCGTGAATGATGCCACAATCTTCGCGAACGAAAACGACATTGCGCCCGAGGTCGCGCGCGTCGTATTGCCCGAGGGCATGACGCCGACACGAATGTACGTCAACGGAACGATACGCAACTGGATTCATTATATCCAATCGCGCATGGCTGAAGACACCCAACTTGAACATAGGCAGATAGCCAAAGCCATATTCCTGCTATTCGCACAAGCGTTTCCAATAGTAGCGGAGGCTGCGCTAGGCTACCACGAGGACTGAAGATGCCTGTCGTTAGGAGAAATCTAAGCCAACTAGAAATTGTCGAAATTTCTAGGTTCATGGAAGAGCATGCCTTAACACCAGATAAGAAAGGATACCGTGAGGGCTGGGATGATGAAGCTGTATCAAAGGCAATCAGCCCCAAGCTGAAAGAGCCCATCAACTTTCAGCACGTCTCCAGAATGCGCATCAGCGTGTATGGTTTCAACGTTGCTAGCCGCCACAAGAGCACATGGGATGCCGACGTATTGAAGGTGCTCGCTGAAGTGCCCATCATGAATGCCGCAGTAAACATGAACGAGTCCATGGCGGCTTTCAGGATTGCCTATAACAATTGGGCGCGCGCCTTGAGGGCCGTCTGCACACCGAAGGAGTAGCCATGCCTAATTACGGCAAGACTGTGCCAAGATCGTTCTTGAACGAGAAGGGCGAACCTGTAGCTATCAAGGTTCAACTAGGCCCACACTCTGTGGGCATAACGATCCAGACTCCGCGCTCGTTTACCAATGCTATAGTTTCGCCTACGGAAGCCAAGCAACTCCTGCTTGCGCTCATGGAGGTGTTCGAGGAGTGAGGCGCAAGCCCTACACAGCTATAGGCATCCGACGAAAGAAGTGCGTGCGCTGTGGCAGGCGTGCGCGCTTCCAATGGCAAATCTGCGCCGACAATAACATTTATCGCCCCCTGTGCGCCAAGTGCGACGTGGAGCTGAACGAAATGGTAATGCGCTGGGTATGGGGAGATACTCGTGAGGAAGACCTGCAACGTTACCGAGAGCGCGTATGATTGGCGCGACAATTTTGGCAAGTCGTGGAGCATGTGGCTCGACTACATGAGGGCGAAACACGAAGGCCGTATCTATGGCCCATTTCAAAAGGAGATGCTTAATGCTTCTTGAAGCTTAGTAAAGTATAGCGCCGTGCAGTACAGGTAGTCGAGTAGCGTATAGCACAGGTTAGCATAGTCATGAGCAGTTTAGCGAAGTATAGGAGTCTGCTATGAGATACATAAACCTAACTATTAAGGGCATAACTCCCTTAATGACCTTTCCCTTTACAGATGCAGACCTAGCAGCGGTCAGCAGTGGAATCAAACAAACCAGTACCACAAAACAAAAGGACTCTATACAGGAGAGGGCAGCTAAAAAAGTATACTATACTCGCGATAATAAACCTTGCATACCTAAAGCCTTATTGGACGCTACATTACGAGGTGCTGCCGTACTACTTAAAATAGCATCTCCGTATGCCTGCATAGATGTAGAAGATGCTGAGGCAGTTATTCAATCCGAACATCCTTTTGAGGTAGACGTTCGGAGCGCAGTGAATCCACACACTAAAGGTAGGATGGAGGTTGTAAGACCTATTTGGTATGACTGGACCCTCGACTTTAGTGTAGGCTATGAGGAGACCCTAATAAGTGAATCCATACTTAGAGATGTAGTGGATGCAGCCGGTATTAGGCAGGGTATAGGTTCTTATAGACCTGCTGCTAAGGGCAGTTATGGTAAGTTCAAAGTCATAGGATGGGAATCTAGGACACTTTAGTATAGTTCCGTTCAGTAGCGCTCAGCCTAGCTCAGCCGCGTTTAGCGAAGTATAGACTAACTTAATACAGCCACGCTTAGCGCAGTCCAGTGCCGTAGGGTTCAGTAACGCTCAGTAGAGCAGAGTATAGTATAGGAGTCTTGCCAGTGTTGTTAGAATTTGATTTAGCAGGAGCTGAATGGGTTATTGTAGCCTATGACTCAGGCGATGCTAACATGATAGCAGTGGTGGAGAGCGGAGAGTCGCCACATGTCAACACCGGCGCGTTGATGACCAGCCTGCCAAAGGACATCATCGAGCTGGAACAGAAGTTCTTGCAGAGTGCCACTGATCCTGACACGATCTACGAGTTGCGCAAGGAGCATGTACCGGAGATATTCGACCTATTCGCGCGCTTTCTGCCTCGCAACATGACCGTGCGGCAGATGGGCAAGAAATCGAACCACGGCATGAACTACAACGTGAAGTATCGCACCTTCGCCCTTGTGAACGAGATCAGCGAAACCGATGCGATCAAGATGATTGAGCTATACAACATGGTTGCCTACCCGACGTTGCCTCAGTGGCGCAAGGACTTGCAGAAGGAGTTTCGTGATAACAAACGCTTCATATACAACCTGCTCGGCAAGGGCGTCAGACTGCTCGACAAGCCAGGGACTGATTTGTGGAATGCTCTTGCAGCGTATAAACCCCAATCGACCGTGGCTGATATCATACGGCGCGCGCTCGTGGGTATCTATCGCGACGCTTCCGAACTTGCCGCGCCCATGCGACTGCTTGCCCCAGTGCATGATAGCATCCTGCTAGATTATCCTGCCGAGCCGAAGGAGCGCTTGCGCGATTTCATTGCGCTGATGAAGTCCTACATGACTGTGGAACTAGAAACGAAAGGTCGGAAGTTCACACTGAAAGTTGACGTTAAGGGCGGTCCCAATTGGGGCGCAATGAAAGGAATGTAATGAGCATCTCGGTACTAATGGCTGTCGCCTTGTTCGGCACAGTCACCATAAAGGACGGCGACGACTACGATATCGAACGCTACCTCAAGCCGACAACAACAACCATTGTGATACTAAACGACAATGGAGGTGATATAGATCGCTTCAAGCGGAATGAAAAAATTCTGCGCGAGCGCAATATCAAGGTGCGCTTTGCCGGGCCTTGTATCTCAGCCTGCATGATGTACATGCGCCTGCCTGATGCGTGCGCTCTCCCGAACGCGGAATTCTGGGCGCACAAGCCTTCGATGAATAAGAGTGATAAGCCTGCGGAGATGCGGAAGTATATCGCCGGCCTGATGGATCGGTACTTCATACCGAGCGTCGTGCGCTACATCAACGAGCGCGGCGGAATCTGGAAGATCGGCAATGACGACTACATAAAGATCAAGGCAATTAACCACGTTCGCGCGTGCTGAGCTACCAGCTACCGTTGCCCCAAGAGCCTATTCCGCCGCCAAAGCCTCCGCTGAACATAGGATATAGATAGTCCTTGTTCAGTGGAGGTGGCGCAGGTGGAGGATCGATCCGAACCGGACCGGATGACATCCTGTCAGATGGCGCGCCATAAAGATCGCCGAACGAACCGCCGAAGATGCGGTTCAATTCTTCGCGCGAGAACGAATTTTGCTGGGCATTACCTACGCCAGCTCCACCCATACCACTGCTAGGATCGCTGGAGGCGATCCCTTGCGGCCGAGACGAGGGCGCGGCGCTAGCAGCCGATTGCGACACAGGCGGATTCTCGCCGTACACATTGCTGCCGCCCGGCGTTAGACCCTCAAGCTCTGGACGACGCTGTGGCATGGGAGGGGCTTGCGCCCCTACACCTACGCCTCCGCCTGGCGGTTGATAAGGCGCGCCAGTTTGCGCATCGATCGGAGCGCCTCCGAACTGCACCCCGTTCGGCAAGGTCATGCCCATGGTGCCCTTCGGCTCTGCCGCAACAGGCTTGCCATTCGGCTGGACCTCCTGCGCCAGCGTCTTGTACGAGTGCAAGCCAATGTCTTGGCCAAAGCTCGTATCAGGAGCGTCCTGCGGAAGCCGATCCGTGATTTGCTTCGTCGAGGGCATATCAGCGGCCATGCGCTTGCTGGGCATATCTGGAACAGCATCTGGCGCGCGTAGCTTGGCGCGGCCTGTGCTCTCCTTCGGTCCCCAGTCACCGCCACGGCCTTCGCGATTGTAGCGCGCCGACCACATGCCGGTGAAGTCTCGGCTGGAGACATTCTCTACCGAACCAAACTGCTTCTTCATCTGCGCGGGCACATTGCCCCAAATGGCCCTTTTAGCCCAGCGCTCGCCCTTCTGACGGCCTTCGCCAGTAGCGTGCATATTTTGCCAGGCCGGCGCATCAGGATTGCGCAGATGGTTCACACCGCCCTGCTCACCCTGCTGATGCATCATGTACAGATCAGGCCCTGTCGGAGCGCGACCCATCTTCTTCTCGAAGGCCGCAGACTTATCCTTGATGACGTTCGCGAAGGCTCGCGTATTTGCTTCTGGGTTGTAGATGCTGCCTTTACCGCCCCCGCGTTTAAATTCAGCATTTGACAACTGGAATAAGCCCTTGTATGAGCCTGTCTTCGCGCCTGGATTGAACGAGCTTTCGATGCCTGCGAACCTGCGCATGACATCAAACGACACACCTGACTCGCCAGCTACCCGGCGCATCATGTCGAAGAGAGATTGGTTGTTACTGCTCCTAGCCATGTGTCTATGTCTGCGTTCGTGTTTATGTTTGTGGTACTTATGTCCGCTGTGATGCTTATGGTGCTTCCGCTGTCTGGCTTCCGCAGGTACTGCGGAGGCGCAGAGTACAACTAAGGCGCACAGCGCCCATAGAATCTTCCCCATGTCATCTGGCTACCAGTGATTGCAACTGCCAGCATACTACCACACAGGGTTGCAAAAGTCAACTGGTTCAAGGACTTGGACTCCCACGTAGCAGCTTCTTGGCGCCTTCATAAATAGCCTGATCGTTGGGTATGCCCAGAGAGGTCAGATAACTATCCAGCTTGTCAATGAGCCCAGGGCTCGTCTTCTTGGCGATGTTCATGGTCTGCATCACGTACTCGACCATGTCCGATTCAGGCACCTTGTACTTCTTGGCCATCGTGCTCACCATCGAACTGATATCCTCAGGCGTCTTGGCCGCGTACATGTCGCGCTTGAGTACCGCAAGCTCTTTGGTCGTGGGCCGAACGTTGTACTCCGTCTCCTTTGCCAGCTTCTTGCCAGCTGTTAGGTCTTCTGCCATGCGCTCGACAGAGTTCAAGCGAAACTGGAAGTCAGCCTTGCTATTGGCATTCGATAGCTGGCCCACTGCATCCTCAAATAGCCTCCGTTCATAGTCAGAAACGGTACCTTGGCCCTTTGAGGTTGCACGGCTAACGATGAGACCTAGGCGCTGCTGTGTGGCAGTAATATCGTCCAGCACGCCCCATGCAGGGCTATCAGGGCTGGACATCCTGGCAGGCCCAGAAATATCAATCGTGCCGCCGCCATACGGGATGTTGACCTTGGAACCGGCCTTGCTAAGCTTGATAGCTGCGTCAAAGCCTGGCTGACCCGTCAAGTTTCGCGCATCGGAGATGATGTTCTTGGCTCCAGCAAAGCCCACCTCCTGCTCAGCAATTCCGCCCTTGAGCTTGCGCTCAGCCTCCGTATTCATCTTCGGAATCCAGCGGCCCTGCTTATCCGTTATGAAGTTGCCGTGATCATCCGTGCTGTACTGCGGCAGACCGCCTGGACCAAGCTCATAGTTAAAGCCTTCCTGGGGCTTCGGAAGCGCATTCGGGTCGACAGGATACTCACGCCAACCGGGCTGCTGTGCGGCGGCAGGAGCCGCCTGCTGTTGCATCGGCTGTTGTGTCGGCGCAGGCGTAGGTGCAGGCTGTCCCTGTGGCATTCCGGCCACTGGCTGTTGCGACGCATTAGGCGTCGGCTCCGGCTGCGGCGCAGCGCCCATCGTCGGCGACGGAGCCCCAAGCGCACTAGGTGCTTGAGTAGGCGAGGGCGGGGCCTGCTGGCTTCGCTTTAGCCGGTCCAGCGCCTCGTCCAGAGTTAGAGGGCTTGCCATTTTTGTTTTGCTCCATGCGATAGTTCTTCCAGTCTGCCGTGGGCGCATCTGCGCCCGGCTTTGCTGGTTCGCCGCTTAGGCCGGCCTGAAGCTTGGGCAACTCCTTCGTCACGGCAGTGACCATGTCAGGGTTCGACTTTTTGACGGCGTCGATTTTCTCCTGGTACTGACCGCGCAAACCGTCGAAGTTCTCGGGCGCACCGCCCGATGCAACGTCGAGCCCAGCTTCGAGCGCAGCCAGCTGTGGAAAGATCGCATCATACGCAATAATGCGTAGTGGATCGTCGGTCATGGGCATTAGGTAACTCCTTGCGGGTTCGCACGCTCAGACTCTTTGCCTTCGGCAAAGCTGGCTTTTGCAGTGGCTGCAACCAGTGCGTCCTTCATGCTGTTGGTTTGTACCTCAACAGCGGCCACTTTTACCTCAGTGCGATTGGATGATCTCAGTGCAACGTATGCGATGATTGCATTCATGAACTGCATCGCGCCAATACCAAGCAGCACCAACTGGTTGATATCAAGTCCCTTCATAGCAGGCTATCTCCTAATTGCTTCGTCTAACGGAACTGCTGCGCCTGGCCTAGGCGGTGTACGTTGCTGCGCCGGGTTGAGCCTAAACGCGCTGGAATCTTGGCCCCCGCCTCCGCCACCTCCGCCGCTTATGCCAGCCACGCCATGCACGGACCCAGCTATTGCAGCGCCAAAGTGTTGAAAGGCTTTAGCAATGCGCTCGCGCGACTGCTCGCCCTTCTGCTCTTCGAACTTCTGCTTCTGCCAATCAAACTTCTCCCGCTCTAGCTTCTGATTGTCAGCCTGCGTCTGGGCCATGCGATCTTCGCGCTGGCCGGCAAGATCAAGGCGATCCTCAGCGCGCTTGTCCGATTGCTCGGCGCGAGTGTTGGCTTGCTGCGCAATGTCCATGCGCTGTGTGCGCTCGGCAATCTTGCCTTTCTCATCCTGGACTTCCATGCTGCCCAGCGTATTCCGTTCCTCGCTCAGCGTCGGAGACGCAGGTTCGATCTGTTGACCGATCGGCTGGCCGACCTTCCACTTCTCGCCGATGTCGATTACTTCCTGCTTGGTCTCTGGCGACAGAATTTCAGCATTGTGCGCGAAGTCACTTAGCAGGCTGCGCTTATCCTGGGACTTGTTGAACATGACCGAGAGGCCGCTTTGTCCGCTTACGGAGCGCGTATAGCGGTCATATTCCTTGAGCGATGCCTCCAGGCCCCCCTGCGCCACGCTGTACATGTCAGACATCGAGTTGATGCTATTGATGTTCGACGCCAGCACGCCATTGGTCAGCTTATTGCCAGGGATATTGCCACCCAACGCGCCGATGTAACTCAGGTTCAGAAGCGTGTTCGTGGTGTTGCGAACGGCCTCTGGATCGCCGTTCTTCACAAGCTGCGCTGCCTTCTGCTGCGCAAGCCCTTCAACCGCTTCCCAGCCCTCTGAGCCCGGTCCGCTGGAATTGACGAAGCCTGGGCGCGTGGACATTTGGCCGATGACGCGCTGGCTAACCGTTCGATAGCTCTCCGAAGCGCCAGTCTCACGAATAGCAGCGGTCACGCCGCCAACATCGCGCAGCGTCGTGGTCATGTTTGGCGTGCGCAATGAAAGCTCGCTGGCCGCCGCAGCCTGCTGCTTCTCATCGAGCGGGATCGTGTAGCCCTTATCGAGGAAGTCCTTGTTTCTCAGCTCCTTGTCAGCGCCAATGCCTAGTTGATCCGCAAACTGCGGATTGACACGCTCAGCCTCAGGCTGGAACGTTCGCTTCTCTTTGAAGCTCATCACAGAGCCAGCGGGCTGCTGCCCGCCCGCTTGTTGTGGTTGCTGTTGCGGAGTGGCACCAGCGGAGCCTGCCTGCATACTGGTGCCACCCTGCTGCGGAGCTGCCGATTGTGCAGGCGAGATGCCACTAGACTCCTGCACTGGCTGCGTCAACGCTTGCGCGCGGGTCAGGCTTTGAACCTTACCCATAAGATCGTTCAGCGGGACAGTTCCGCTCAGTAAGCCCTTCGCTAGTTGCGACACCTGGCCAGGATCGGCAGATTTCAGGTTGTCCATGATCACGCCCTTGACGCCGCCCAACGTGTTCGGATCGAGGCCGCCAACCATCTGCGCAACGGCCTTAAAGTTGTCGTTCTTCGGATCAACGCCAACAGTCTGCGCAAGCTCGCGCAGAAGGAATTGCCTTGCGGCTTTGTTCACATTTGGATCAAGGATTTTCAGCAATCTATCCGCAATGCTCAAGTCATCCATTTTCATGGAAACTTGCTGTTGCTTCATCTGCAAGCCTTGAGCGTAGTTTTGGTGCTGCTGTAGGCTCAAGTCCTGCGCTTGGCGCAGCTTTTGGTACTGCTGAAACGCAGGGCTATCGCTCGACAAGCTGGTGTTCAAGCCAGCGGCTTGCGTGTCAAAGGGCGACGGAATGGCCATTACAGGTCCTCGTACTGCACGGTCTTGTAGCCAAAGCGTTCGCCGACCGCACCAGGCGCGACCACCTCAGCGTCACTGGCAAACACCCCGATGTAGCGATCACCATCATACTCGAATTCGTAAATCGGGATGTCATACGGTTCCAGCGAACCGATCTTGATGGCGTTGGACTTCAACCGCTCGTCGCTGAAAAGTGAGCCGATAAGGCCGATGCCCGCGCCAAACATGCTCGCGCGGCTCTGCGAGTTAGCAATCGAAGCTTGGAGCTGCATCTGCCTTTGCTGGATGTAAGGCTCCTGAGCTTTGCCGTAGCCTGCTGCTGTCTGTCCGAACGCTCCAGCAAACGTGAGTGGATCGCCCACAGCCGACTGTCGGAGAATATCCTGAGCGCTTTGTTGGCTAAATTGGTTCTGTTGTTCACGAGTAATGCCTAGCTGTTCAGCAAGCGTCAATTGCGCCGTGCGCGCGCCCTCGCGCAGCACATCAGCACTCTCTTGGTTCTTTGCCAGCGCCTCGATGCCGGGCGTGGAAGTCTCGTAGCCTGGCCCGAGCTGTGAACCAAGGCGCTCGCGCAACGTCTGCTCGTTCTGTTTCAGGTCTCTTTCGAGGCCCGGTGAAACCGGCAGGTCGCCATGCAGCGCATCAAGGCTCCGCTTTGTGAGCTGGAACTCTAAGTCCTTCTTCATGTTGTCCAGCTCGGACGGCGTCTTCGAAATCTTGGTAATGTTGCCTTTGTCGTCCGTCTCGACGTTGAAGCCTTCTTGCTCAGCCAGGAACGGAAGCAGAATCGCTTGTTGCTTCTGCTGCGCCTCAATGATCGAGCGTTGCAGGTCTAGCATCTCCTTCTGGCTAGCTTGAAGTGCCCTTTCCTCCGCAGACGGAGGAGGCACCTTTGCGCCTCCACCCATGGCTAAGCTCCCTTATAAGCTGGGTCTGTGTACGTCTGTTTAGCTTCACGCAGTTTGGAGATTAGCTTACCCTGTGCAGACCTCAACTCGACTATGGTTGCATCGGAGTGGTGCCCCCCTAAACTAAATTCTACCTTCTCACGAGATGTATAATATTCCTTCACAGACTCCAACTGATGCCGTTTGACAGACACTACGTAAGGACACATTTGTTCAACGAACTTTAACATACCTGATTCAGTGCTAAGGGAAACGTCATACAAATCCGATCGTCTACCACCCTTGCCAGCCCGACGCGTCTTAAGCGTATAGTGGGTTTCCATAGCATCCAACACATGGCATGCGGTAATGATGACAGCCAAATCCGAGTTCGTTATCATAATCCTTATGCTAGGGGTATACCGAAGCTTACCTCTAAGAGAAGCTGTTACACAACCCTCCCCATCAAAAAGGCCTGCCAGCCATGCAACCTTTAACTCGTTGGCACCACCACCCATATCTATGCACTCCTGCGCGATGTGGGATTCAGTTTCCAATTATAGAACAAGAGCGAGCCCTTCTTGGCGTAAGGCTTCACATCTGGAAACCACCTACGAACGCCGCGCACAAACGGACTTTCGTTCTCATCAGCATAGAAGATAACAGATGTGATTCCAAGACTTAGCATCGTCTGTTCGTACAGTTCGACCAACCGAACGGAGGTAAATACGCGCTGCTTGTCGCCTTTCATCACCATGGGACCGCCAAGTACCATGTCAGGGTGCGGCGTCGTGGTGATGTAGCCAATCAGCGTTTCACCTTCCCAGGCCATCACAGTAGGAAAGCCGATTTCCTGCTCAGCAAAACCCTCAGCAAGCAGAAGCTTCTTGGCAGCTTTGAAGTCTTCCGGTGTTTCAGCAACTTTGTATTTCATTTGCAGGTTCCTAATTCGTAAAGGGCGGCATATCGGCATTGCTAATATTCGTAGCATCCATATTGACGCCCGTAAAGTGCTGCGCGTTTGGACCGATATCATTGAAGCCATCCGAGCCGTCAAGGCAGAAGCCGTAGGTTCCATATGAGCCCACGAACTTCTTGCGCGTCCAGGTACCGCTATTGTTGAACGCGAAGTTGGTAGGATCGAGCTGCGCGCCGTCGATCACGTCAATGAAGGCCATCTTGCCGCTGGAGAAATCGCCGCCTGCCAACTCGTCTGCGCCCATGACGAACAGCCGCCCATTCGTGAACATGGTATGCGCCTGCGAGGCCGTAGGCGAATCAAATGCGTCGTCCGTTATCAACGTGCCGTTCACATAGAACTGGAGCCTGTTGGCGGCCGTGCCCTGTGAAGAATCGTAATTGATCAGTATGTGGGTCCACGTAGTTGTGGGAATGTCTGGCGTGATCGACACGGTTTGCTCGTCAATCGCCGTTGCGCCGCCCACGTTCTGGACAAACGTCACCTTATCGCCACTAGCGGTAACGAGCCCAACGATGTTGTTGTTGATGGTGCCGTCGTGAACCATGAACAGCTCGAAGAAGCCCCCTACGTAGGATGCTGGCTTGATCCACATCGAGAACGTGAACTTGAGCGTGCCCGGCGCGCTCGTAGCAAGCGTGCGGCGCAACCTTTCATCAGTTCCATTGATCGTGTACGCCTTTGGCACACTGATGTTTGGCGAGTTGAAAGGCGCCGGCGACATGTTGGGAAAGCTCATGCCAAGCCAATCCCTATTGGATACACTTCGAAGATTGCAGCCGTCCGGCAGAAGATTGACAGGCGCGTAATAGCACCAGCGGCGGGCGCAATCACAATCGCAGTTCCGCCTGGCTTAACGTAACCAGCGGCATATGCCAGCGTCCGACCGCCAGTGCCGTCTTGGGTGATCAGCAACGTTCGCCACGTCCCAGCCTGGCCATTCGTCGGCAGGCCGAGCGTCCTATTGCCGCCGATAGCTAGGGTGAAATTGATACCTGCATCCCAGTCTAGCGCAACTGTGGCTGCGTCACTCAGCGACACTGTGACAGCGGCGGTCTCAATTAGGTCGGCGGCGACGTACTTATCAGCGACGGCCGCCCTAAACTCGGCAACGGTCGCCTTCTCGACTACGCCAGTAGTGGTTTCGTCAGCCAAGACCTTGATGGCATTGAACAGGGCAGCATTGGCAACCAGCGGCGCGACTCCGCTAGTTCGAATTGCCGCACCGCTTGTACCGCTAAACACCACTATGTGGCCATCCACGACAGGCGGTGTGGCGCCTTCGAGCTTGGTGGCATTCAAGTTCTGCGCGTTCGTCACATGGTTGACGTGATCGAAGTTGTAGATCGTCGCCGTCAAGATCGTGCCAGGCGCGCGCGTAGTATGGCCGCTGATGGTTGTCATATCTTATGCCGCCCGTAGGTAAAACGAATGCAGCGCATTCTCAGCACCGAAGTCTGCCATATCAGCTGTGATGTTTGCCGGACTGGAGTTGTATATCTTGTAATCCAGGTACGCAAAGTTATTAGTGCTTGAGTTGGTTATCTCACCATCGGCGGCTGGACTGAATGATCTGGTGGTTACAGTTGCGTTGCATCCAAATCCGGCAATAGCTACCAGTGGCGTGGCTATTCCACTTGCTGCGATGTTTTGTGATGCAGGATCGCCAGCAGTCATCTCGGTTAATGGAGTGCTAGGGGTGATAACAAATACTTCAGAATCGCCTCGAAATACGTATAGCAGCCGCACGACAGACATAGCCTCGCTATGCGTCAAGCCAGATAGATCGGTTCCACTCTCAGTTCCAAGGGCGAGTTTGTAGCTGATCATCTGACGATCAGTGTCCAATCCTGTACTCGTCAGATTGGTAAAGCCAGGAGGCGTTGCAGCAGGTACTAGAAATGTGTTTCCTCGACCCCGCTCCATCATTACCAGAATATCACCCTTTAAGATGCCGCCTGGAGCAGTGAGGGCCGCAATAGGAGACCCCCCAATTCCAGATGTAGTTGTGCTAAGCGCTTGCGTAAGGGTTTTTACGCCGCCAGCCACTCCAGGATACCAGCCAGGCAGAAAGCTCATGGCAACGCCTGCGTTGCTTTGAGGATCGCAATGGTTGAGGTAACGGCAAACAGCGTCAGCAAGTATTCCTTAGAGCTGGTGATGTCGGTCAGGCTTGCTTGGCCGCCACGATAGCCAGAGAAGGTCAGCGTGCGCGGCGTAGCATCGTTGCCAACAACCTTAATAGTGCGCCAGGTGCCTATCTGGCCATTTGTAGGAGTGCCAAGGGCTCTATTCGCTGCAATAGTTAGCGTGGCGTATATGAACGTATCCCAGTCAACGGCCACGGTCGCGGCATCGGTCAGCGCAACAGGCGCAGATGCGCTTTCGAGGAGTGAAGCTATGACGACCAGATTGCCAGTCGTAGCGGCCCTGATCTCGGCATCAGTTGCGTGCTCAACTACGCCAGTCGCAGCGTTGGTAGCGACCTGCTTGATACTGGTGAACAGCGCTGCATTTGCAACGAGCGGGGGCAAACCGTAGGTCTTTAGAATGACGCCGCTGGTTCCGCTAAACACAGCAATATCGCCGTCCGCCACAGGCGGCGTCGCGCCCTCCATCTTAGCCGCGTTCAACGTGTTTGCGTTGGTGACGTGGTTCACATGGTCGGCGTTGTAGATCGCGGCGCTTAGCACCGTGCCTACGGCGCGTGTAATGTGGCCATTGATTGTGGTCATACGATGCCGAGCCTCTTATGATCAGTGGCTACACAACGCGTGGGCAGTCCTTGCAGCTTCAAACTCGCTAGCGACGGTATTTCTCGCGCCATGTGATCTATGTCGGCGCAAAACACTTCGTACATCAACGAAGGATCGTGCCGCGCGATCTCCATACAGTCGTGACATAGGTTCGTCACATGGTGTTCGCCGCCCTTGAACTTCATCTTCAGTTCGCCATAATTGGCATAACGGACAAAGCCTCGCGCATCTGTGCCCGCGATCATGGTGCCACAGACCTTGCAGCCTATCGCTAGCATCTTGCCATCGCGGTCATTGACGATGTAGTCTGGCATCTTTATTCTACTCATAGCGGATTCTTTCGTCAGCGACCTTGAAGCCTACGCGCACTTCAGCAAGGCGCAGCTCGTCATCGAGGATATCGTTCACGACGCTTAGCTTTAGGCGCCGACCCTGGCCATCGAGCTTGCCCCTAGAGATCACGATGCCCGTTGAGCTTAGCACGTCCGTATCGAGAATAAAGCTTCCAAGCGCCGCGCCGCTTGAGCCGATGTTGAACACGATAGGTTGGCCGACAAAGCCGTCCCATGTCGGCGTCACTGTAAGCGTGGTGTTGCGCACCAAGTCAGCTACGATCTCAAGGAAGTCGCCATTCTTCGTGCGCGGCGCAAGCTGCGGATCAAGAAAGCCAAAGTCATTCTCTGACGTGTCGAACGCCATTGTATACGCAACGCCATCTTTATTGCGAGACTCACGATCCATGAGCCAGACGAAGCCGTCAGGATCGCCGAGCGTCGGCCTGCGCACACCAATCGTATCAGGCCGCATCCAAAGCGCAGGGCCCTCATCGCGGCGGCTTAGTAGATAACGCGGACCTGCGTTGGCATCGTTGAAATCGACGACAATGCGTAAGTTATTAAATGTACTGCCCGCGAGGGGCACCATAAACCAAGCCTTCGCCTTTGCTGCATACCATACGCCCATAGCCTTACGAATGTCAGTCAGGCCTACGTTCTCGCGCATAAACGGACCCATCACGCTTGACTGGCCGATATCGCTCGTGCGAATGTCGCTGAAATCCGTCACTGTGGACATGACGTGGAAATTGCCGCCATTGTCTAGCAGGATTACATCGTTGCTGATCTGCACAAGGCAATGAGGGCTAGCAACGCCAACTGCGTCGTTTAGCTTGTCAACGCGCCAGTTCGCTACGGTAGGATCGCGCGTATCAACCACATAAATGCCCGTGGGATATTTGAACAGGATGAGCAGACCACGAAATGAGATGCCGCCCACAAGCTGGTCGCCCTCGCCAGGGTAGATCGCTAGACTTCCAGGTGTGCCATCTAAGGGGTCTACTACGCCCAAAAAGTCTGTGTGTCGGCCAGTCTGGCTATAGTAAATGCGGTGCGGATCACTGCCGTTGCCACCTGCCCATAGCCGCTGATTATGCTGAACGCCAAAGATCGGAAATGAGCCTGACCAGTCAGCTGGTGGAACGACGGTTGTAAGGACATCGGCTGTGCCGCTGATATACTGGAGTTGCTGAGCCTCATTGAACACAAACAGCTTGCGTGTCGAGCCCACCTTCTCGCCGCCCGCGCGGACGAAAAAAGGCGGAAATACTGTCGGCACGCCAACTGAGCCCAAAAGCGTTGGGAACGTACCCAACCCTACGTCCTTGCGCATGGTGCCGTTGCTAAGCACAACTATGTCGTGGTTTGCCCCGGGCACAGGTGACCAATTTCTGCCTGCGAGCACTGCGCCACCCATGGCAACAGCGTTCAGCTTCGACGCGCCGCCATCCTTGACCAGCACACCGCCGTCAATATCCACACCCTCGACATAGCTGAAGTGGCCCGGCCCCAGCTTCGACATGTTGCGCGAGCCGTTAAACCCTGTCAGGCCGACTGGAAATGTTGCGATTAGGCCAGTAAACGCCATCTCATTATCCGATTATCAGGCCGCTAGCAGTGCGCAAAGGCAGGCGCGTGCCAATGTTGTTGCCATCTCCGCGCGGGAAGATATGGCCGGCGTAGCCGCCCATCTTCGGAATTCTGCGGCGGTTCTCCTTCAGCATCGCGGCCAAGCCCGTGCGAGCGGCCAGGGCAACGGCGTTGCTCCGGTCGTCGTTCTTATCAAGCAATAGATATGTCAGGGCCATGTCAGCGAGCAGATGCCGCCACTGAAGCGGCACCAACGGAATTGACAGCACATCGTCGAACAGGTCAACTACGGTCGGGCGGAACCTATACTCGACGCGCATGGAAGAGCCATCGGTTTGTCCCCCATGGCTGAATCTGACGGACTGGTCATTTTCGAGGGCAAATCCTGTGGGGACTCCGGTGTCGAGTTCAGGGAGGGGAAACAGTTCATCCATCCGCTCGGGCGAGAGTCCGATGATTTTTCTGTTTCCTCGGTAGCCCACCATTGGTGAGATGATGCTTGCGACGCTTGAGGAGAGGGCATATGTCACCTTCATGAGTTTGTATGTGGAAGCTGTGGCGGTCGGCCCGGTGTAGGGACTATCGAGCACGGCTGTACCTAGGCCGCCTGTATGCGTAAGTATTTGGAACACTTCGGGCCAAGTCGGTATGCGCAGCTTGTAGCCAACAACGCTGGGGTTCGGCGCGACGCTAAATGTGACGTTGGCACTGTCCTTGACCAGCGCAATTGTGCCCGCCGTGATCACTGGAATGAGCGTCAGCTTCGCATCCGATCTAAGCCACCACCAATCTTCGATATATTCGGGGAGAAACTCGCTTGCGCCCGAGCAGAGCGTGCGATAAACGCGGTTCAGATAATCAACCGCTTTCGCGTCATAGGCCGAGCCAGTCGTACCTTCGCTACCGCGAAAGAGCACGTCGTTCTTCAGCTCGTGGGTGTTTGCATATGCCATCAGGGCTCCTTCGTGGCGTCGCCACGCGAGCCACTAACTATGGCTCACGGCGTCAACAGGCAGAAGATCGTAACGGTCACAGCCACGTCTGTTGCACCCACACTGCCGATCATGACAGGCCGAACGAAGCGCGGGTTGAAGTAGAATGGGTTGCCATTGAACGTGGGCTTGCCTGGATTTAGCATGTTCCACGTCAACGTCTGACCAGCCGCGATAACGTACCAAGGTAGGACTTCAGGCGTGTTATTGCCCTGCAAGCTGAGCTTGTTGGTCGAGCCTTTGCACTGGATCGTCCGGTCGCCGAACTGGTAGATTTCGACTGGATCGCCTTCGTCGCCCACGACCATGTCACTCCAGGTGAACATGGTGTACTTGGAGGCAACTTCCTCAGTGACGACCGGAATAAGTGTCATCTACTAGCCCTTCGTGCCAGGCGATTCGCGAACTTCGTTCGAGCCATCACGGCGCGCGAGATGGCCCTTCTTCAGCCGCGTTTGCGAGCCGCCCCAGCCGTTGCCCATGCGCTGGCCGGCAGGAAGAAACTCTTCCTGATTGTAGCCTTTGATCTCATCAGGGCCGTTTGTGGCCCTGGTCTCGGCGCGTGTTTTCATGCCGCAGCTTTCTTGCCTGTGGGGCGCTTCACCTTGTCCAGGCCGACCGATTTCCGAGCTTCCTCGGACCACTTATCAATCGAATCCCAGACTTCTGAGGGAACATCCTCGATTGCGATGGGTACGCCTCCGCCTCCCCAAAACTGCCCGCTCTGAACATGCACCGTAATGTTCGGGTCTACATGAACAGAGATGTAGGGGGTAACCCTGTAGCCAACAAGATTACCCTCTTGCATAATCGGGTCGTGCGATTGGAAGGCGAAGCTCATTAGGTGCTCGCGATCTGGTTGGTATTGTTCAGGGGCGCATCCCAAGATTGTGAAGCACTCACGCCGATGTGTGCGTTGCCAGTTGCCGAAGCGCCAGCCGCTTGTACCACGATCTCACCACCAGGTAGGGCCTTATACGGCGTGATGCTCTTGTAATACTGCTTGCCGACGACAGCACCAATTGGCAAAACCAGGGTGCCAAAGATGACTTCATTGGTAGCAGCACCTGGGATAGGCCGCCACTTGAAGCTTAGGGTAACAATGGCAACAGCCGTAACTGTTGTAATTGTGGCCCACAGCTTGTCGATCATCATGGGCTGGTAGCCCACGGCCAGTCGAGCAAGCGCAATTGGGTCCAAGGGGGCAACGCTGCCCGCCTGGACAATCTGGAAGTCAACTTTCTGTTGGTCGTAAGCCATTTGGGCCTCTTAGTTACCGGACTCAAACGAGCCGACGTGGATGATCTTGGCTTCGCCACGGTTGCCGGTGTCCCAGATTGGCTCCATCCGCAGGATGCCGTACCAAGCAACGGCGCGCGAGCGGCCGAAGTCGCCAGGAATTGCGGCGCGCAACTCAGGCGTCAGAGCCTCTGCAAGACCCACGCCCTCATCGCCGAACACGATGCCTTCGCCCAACACGGAGGCCACGCCGACCTTACGAGCGGCAGTCGTGTGGTTTGTCTCTTGGAAGCGGATGCCTTCAATCCGTCCCACCTCGCCGTTGAACTTCGCCTGCGGGTCGGTGTACTTGTGCCACTCTTCCCACTTCGGATCGTTCTTGATGCCGCGCAGGCCGAGCGTCCGCACGATGGCCATGTAGTCGCCGCCTTCAAGTGGCGGAATGGTCAGGTCGTCGAACATATAGTCGCGGAGGAAAGCCACGTCAGAGACGAGCCAATTGCGGGTACTACCACCGCCGGTGGTGAAAACGCCGTTGGTCGAAACGTTCACTGTAGTGGTTGCAGTGAAGTCGGCCTTGATCGATGTGCGGCGGAACGCCTGGGCTGCCAGCGTATCCAGCACGAGCCGAAGCTGCTCGCGGAGCTTCTTCTGAATCGGGTTCTCAAGATCGAATTCCGATAGGTCGAGCGACAAGCTCGTATACGGAATCGCCCGGCCCAGCTCTTGCACCGTGATTGCGCGAGTGCTCAGGCTGAATGTGTCCTCAGGAATCCGAGTGCTCTCATCGAGCACCGCACTCAGCGGCTCGGTCACGTTACGCACGCGAGTCAGGGTGATCGTCTCGCCCTTCTTGCGGCCATATCCTTCGACAGGGATGACGTGATCCATGAACACGCTGTTTTCGACAGCGGCCTCATAGAGCTGCTCAGACATGGCATGATTCTTGTACGTGCCAGTCGGCGCGTCAAACGCCCAGGTGAATTGCACCATGATCTATTCCTAAGCCACCTTGCCTCGTTTGTACCTAAGCTCTTTACGCCGCCTAATAACGCCGCTCAGAGAGGTGACGTTGTCAGCTTTTGGCGGAGGCGCGGACCGCTTACGCGGCTCGGCGGCACCCTCAGCTTGTGCGCGGCTACGCTTCTTGCCGGGCTCAACTCCACTCTTGCCCGAGTATTTCATGATCCTCGCGCGTGTCAAGTCGGCAAGCTTCTCTTGCGCAAGGTCCGAACGCATTGAGCCGATATCGTTGAAGTGCTTGTTCAACGTGGCCGTAACCAGATCGTGGTCATCTTTCAGGTCTGGGTTATTCTGGTAGAAGCTGTTCCAAAACCGCGTGTTGCTTTGGTCGCTCTCGTATTGGCGCGTCAAGTCCCGCTTGACTTCCTTCGCGACGCGCTCGCCGTGCAACTTCATCGCCGCCTTGGGGTCTTTGAACAGGAGTTCGTCCCAGTTGGGCTCCTCCTCATCGGCAGGGGCAGGCTCAGCTTGGCGCTGTGTAGGCGGGATGCTGCGGCGCAAATGCTCGTTCTGGGCCCGAAGCTCGCCAATCTGCCGGTTCATCTCAGCGAATTGCCGAGAAGTGTCGTCCTGAGGCTGATCGTCCTCGTCGTCGTCGTCCGCGCCGCCATCAACGCGCCCAACTAGCACGTCGTCGTCATCCTCATAGATTTCGCCGTGCTCAGGCATCCTACCGTAGGCTGCGCCTTCGTCATCGTCCTGCTGTTGCTGCTGTTGACGCAGGAGGCTGGGATGAACCTTCTGTTTACGAGCCATACTTCATTTCCTTCTCGGCGGCAATGTGCCCAATCCGTTGGCGTGTCTCAAGCTCATTCATCAGACCGTGCATCGCAGCAATTTCAGCAACCTTGCCTATGAGCACGTCGTGGTTGATCACTTCGCTTCTATACATCTGAATCAGCTGGGTGATGCAGACGTTAATGTGGTCTTCGACCAGCTCGTTAATCACGCTTTCAGCTAGCGTGGCGGCGCGGCCCTTCTCGATCTTTTCAATGTTGGCATCTTGGTTCATGGGCGCATTTCAAGAGTGCTAGGCATGAACAGGTACTTCGAACCAGTCTTCTCGCGCAGGCGTTCGAGCAGAAGCGCATTAATCTCAAGCAAAGTCCAGATGGCCTTATCCTGAAAATCTATGCGCTTCGCAAGGTTGTCCGTTGGCACCATCTTCACGGTCTTGTAGTACCACACGGCAAAATCGGCCATGCGGCGCTCCAGCACAGGGTTGCCCGCTATGCCAGCATTCTCTTCAAGATCGCGCATCAGTGCCGCAGGAGGAATCATCAGTAATGCTTTCGGGCCTTCGGCCCAGGGCTCAGCATTTCATTGGTGCGCTTCGGTCCAAGCGGATTCGTCGCATCCTTGCTCAGGTCTCTGCCTAGATCAGCCACGCCAGTATGCTTGGCTTTCTGGCCGCGATGCACCTTGCCAGGATAATTTGCGTATGCGTTGCAGTGCTTGACCGTGTCAACACCGCCTTTGATAGGCTGCATAATTTGCTCCTTATACCGCCGCCACACTGACTACGCCAGCCAAGCCACGAATTTGGCTTGTCATGGCATCGATCGGGTTGTTGACTCCGCCGACTGCGCCAGGAATGCTGAACGTCAGCGAAACAACGACGCGCAGGGTTGCCATTGATGCTACCGCCGCGACGCTCAACGAAAAGCCGTTTTGGCGAACGCATTCAAGGACGCGATCTGGCACGTCCTCACCGTTCGTCCCAAGACAACTAACTGTATAGGCTGCCATATCGGCGCGCTCCTAGTAGTGCTTCCGAGCCTTGGGCCCAGGACTCTTCTGCTTGGGATTGTGACCGATCTTCTTGCCGCTGGTCTTCTTGGACTTGGCCATCTACATACCTCTTAGCCTTCAAGCGACGCTTCTTTGTAGTATTAGCGCGCTTCTCCTTTTTCGTCAACAAATAGGACTTGCCGGGCTCGACAATCTCACGCTCAAGCATTTTACGCACTTGCAGACTCCTTATATATAGGGCTCTACACGAATGCCGAGCGAGATTGCGTCTTTTTCTTCTTTTTCAAGGGCTTAGCTTCGGCCATCTCGGGCATCTGTGTTGAGAGGTCTTGACCGCCTGGCGCGGCGCGAGCGCGAACTTTCCGCGTCAGCAAAGTGTTCGCTGTGCGGCTTCCGGCGCGGACTTTCAGTCCTGTACCTCGCATTGAATAGTCCATTATCCATTCCCTGGTAGTTGAGCGCCTGGCTGGGCGCGGCGTTGAATTGCGGCCGTCTGTGGATCACCGCCAGTGCCAGCTCCGCTGGCCACTCCGCCCGGTTGGCCTTCTGCGTTCTGAGGTCCGCCGCCGAGCAACTGCGTTGCACCGGCTACACCTTCCAACCCACCGCCACCTTGCGTCATCGCGGCCCGTTCGTCCTCATCCATTTCGAACGTCTTCGGATTTAGGTTCAGCGCCGCAAGCATCTGGTCCATGAACTTGTCAGGCGAGAAGCGCTTCAAGAATGCCGCCATGAACATTGGGTTCGTCGAAACCGTTTGCAAAAACGCCATGATCTTCTGGAATTCCATGGCGCGCGCGAGTGTCGAGCTAAGGCCATGAACGCGAAGCCTATAGCGGCCGAAGAACAACGCAAACCGTTCCTCCGGGCTCGCTCGCATGATCATCAACGCAACCTTCTTGTCGTCGATGAAGTTGAACACTTCCTCCGGAAGTGCATCCGCCATCTGCATGACGACTTGAAAGGCAAGCTCTAGCGTCGGCGCCATACAGCGGTTTTCGAGGTCAGCGATGATGCCATCAAGCATCAAGTTTTGCCCTTGGCCGCTCTCAATAACCTCCGTCGCTAGAACTTGCCTAGGCGGCATCGAGCCCATCTTCAGCTCGTTTGTCAGCGCTGCTTGCGCAAACTCACTGTTGAGGGATTCGAACACCGCCGTCGCTTCGGTCGGAATTTTACCTTCCGAGACCATCTCATAAACTTTGGCGTCGTGCGGAAGCGTTTGCTTCACGGCGAGCGTCATGCCCTGCCGAATGCCCCCCTCGACCTGCGATGGGTCCTCTAGGTCCTCAACGCGAAGCTGCGAAATGCCCCACACTGACGCCATTGCGCCATCAATGAGCAAATTGTAAAGCTCGTTGATCGCAACGTTGAGGTCGCTCGCATGGTCGAAGATCGCCTTATGGAATACGCTGTGCGGCACGCGGATGAGCGGCGCGGCAACAAACGGGCTCCTCTGATGCCAAAACGGATTCGGCTCCGGCTTTCTGATCAGTATGGTGCTATTTGCAACAGTCGCGACCACATTGCGATGCGCAACCTTGCCCTTGTTATCAAGTAAGGTTCCCCAAAACTCGTCGAGTAGTACTTTCTTACGGAATTGCGGCGCAGTAGCTTCGTTCTGGTTGCGCGCCTGCTCAGACAGTTTCTCGTCGTCGGGCCGCTCGCCAGAAACGCTTTCAACAAGCTGAGAGACCGCTTCCTTGCTGTAGATCGGATCGTCACCTTCGGCCATCTCTACAACTTCGTGAAGATCGCGCTCCACGCGGTGAATTTCGTACAAACCAGCCCCAGTAGGGTCAGGATAGTAATCCTCAAACCGCACCAGATCAATGCGGAGTTTCCACTCCTCACGCTCAGTTTCAGACAATCCAACGCCATGCTCAAAGGCAAACCGGCGCTTCTTCGTGTAACCACCATGCACCTTGAAGATCATCAGGGCTTTGAGGAGCGCCTGCTTAACACTATCGCTGACCGTTGTGGGAAAGTCGTTCGTCTGGCCGTTCGGCAGCCAAAGATCATTCGTGAACACTTCGATGATGTCGCGAACCTGGTTGCCAGTAATGAGCTGGCCCAGCTCTGCGTCCACGTCCACACTGAAGTATTTGCCAAACTGCACCAGCGCCCGCTTCACAAGCGCCGCAAGCTGTTCAACACTGACCGGCACCTTTGGCAGAAATTCTTGCGATTGGCCTGGCTGTTTGTGGCTCCAATCCTGCTTGCCCAGGTACATATCCCAGTTTCTGTCGCCTTTCCAATCGCGATCACGGCGCGCGTCTGCGCTCTCTTGTCGGTACTGATTAATCGCTTCGATCACGCCAATCCCGTCAGGAATGAGCTGATCGTTCTCGCGGAGCGCGACGCCCTCACCGATCGGGTTGTTGCCGTTTGATGCCATATCTCGGTTCCGGAATCGTTATGCGCTTAAATCGCAGTTGTGCATTGTAGACGCATCGAACGTGGACGCCAATTCGATACTCGGCATCTGACATTAATGCTGTTGCGCACACGCGGCATAGCTTCTCATCAACGCTTCCTGTGGTGCCTTTTCCAGGCGGCGACGTATTCCTCATAGGCTTGGCTCGCTGCCATCGCGAACATGGGTCGCGCGGTTGCTATTGCGGCCCTAGCGCCGTCATCGCCCACACGATGGGTTAGCGTCTCTGTCCACGCCGATTCAACATAGTCAGCCCACTGGTCGAAGCTCAACAGCGTGCCGCTATACAGCGGCTCTGGATTATTGATGTCTGGTGCCATACTGAGGTCCCATGAGGGCGCGAAGGTCAACTCTCGGTCCAGCCGAGCCAAGGCCACCGCGCGACGCGACAGGACGAACTGGTTCTTCGAATGCGATCCAGTAGCCAGTTGCGTCGCTCGTGTGAGTTCGCTTGAAGTACGGATCGGTGCGGTTGCGGACTTTGAGCAATCCGCCTCGATTGTCGCGCTTAACCCCTTCAAGGTCGGCAATAAGCTCCGTGCATAGTGGGTCAATTGACAGCCTCAGATGGCCTTCTTCGTCTTTCAGAATGCGATTCATCGCGTTGATGCGATCCGGCACGCGCGGGTTCTCAGGCGGAATGCGCAGCCTGATCGGCGCGCCATACTGCTTCATCTCGTTCAGGATGAGCCAATAATCCGTCTTGCCAGTCTGCCCAGTGCGCTTTTTGCCCGTGCTGTCGCCGTACAACCATATCTCTGCACCGTGCCGAGGGAACAGATCGCAGAAGAACGCGCACATCTCGCTGATATTGCCTTCATCAAGCACCAGCTCGCGATAGATGCGGTACATTAGGCCGTCAACTTGGCCCACTAACGAAACCATCGGCTCGACGTTGAAGTCCCACATCCAGCAAAGCGGCCTCCGAAGCGAGAGCTTCGGCTGTTCGGCAACATGGAGCATTCTATCAAACGCAGGATAGGCTCGCGCGCCTGCAAGGCCCGGAAGCATCTCGCCGTCGAGCCGAATTCTCCGGCTGGTGCTGCCCTCAGGGTAGATTGACTCCAACCTCGCGATTTCGCTCGGCAGGATGTGCGGATTGTCATAGATAGACGCGCCAAACACGCCAACATCCGGTGACTGGCCCATTTTCCATGGATTTATGATCTTGTCGAAGACCCAGCTCGTCGTTATCTGCTTTTGGCCCTCTGGAGGCAGCAAAGTGCATGTGCAGAAGAACAAAAGCGGCGCATCGCCAACGCGGATCATGCTTTCTTCGTAAATTGAGAACGGATGCTCCTCGTCGAAGTGAATCCAGTCCTTGCCCGCGCCTTGGTACTTGCCAGAACCGCTTTCGGCGCTCTTAAAACCTATGATTGAGCCGTTTTTCAGCTTCAATATCTGGTCATCACTACGCCACTGCTCAATTTCATGTTCAGGAATAAACGGCGTATGCGCATTTGGTGGTTTAAACCCATTATTGAAGTATTTCGGCTGTATGACGTCACGCGAAGTAGGAAAATCGAGCGCGGAGACCCAGCCACTCGTTGCCCTGTCACGTACTGCAACGCCCGAACCTTGCGCGGTGGCCCATTTTCCACCGTCAGGATGCCCAAACCGCGCAAGCTGCGCGCCGCAATAAGCTCCCGCATCACTCTTTCCCGCTCGGTTAGCAGCAATAAACCAATTCGATGACTTTTTTTGGTACAAAACACTGTCCACAAACGTGCGTTGGCGCGGATGCAGCTCGAACGAGCGCAGCGGATCGCTTCCACGGCGCAACGCCAACTCTTCAGCCAACAGAAAAAATTGTTCCTGGTCGTCGCGACGCGGCATGCTGTTGCTCTCAGCTCATAAACGCTGTAAAATCATGATCTTAGCGCGTTTTGCTCATAAACTCCCTCAGAGAAGCGCACGAACATGTTCAACAATGACGTAAAAGGACCGCCAGGTCAAGAAATCACCGAAAATAGCGAGCCACCTCACCGCCTCTTTGGCACGGGCCGACAGTGGAAAGGCAACCAACGCAACAATGCCATCACCATGCTGCACAAAGGGCTCAGCGCCGAGCAAGTAGCGGAAATCCTCTTGGTGCCAATTGAGAAGGTCATCAGGCTTGTTGCGCGACCCTATTTGCCGATCGGATGGCGCCGCAGTCGCCAAGATATGGATAGAAAGACATGAAAGAACTGGTGCCCATAAGTCCTGCCGCGCGGCAACTTTGTCGCATCTTTAACTTCGACAACAGCTATGTTATTGTCGCAAAGAAATCGGACCTAGCTCAACTCCTTGAAGTAGGCGGGGACGAAGCCGCCATCTGCGTGCCCAAGGAAATTCTGGCCGCCGACCTAGAGCCATCACAGGAGCCCAAATAATGTTCTTCGACCAGTCACAGCCTTATGCTCGCGTTCCAGAGCCTGGCGACAGCTCACGAATCCTGCTCGTGCAAGGCGACATTGCGCTCTGGGAAGGCTGGGCTCCTGGCGACGCTTTCGAGACGCCTGAATGGGCCAAGACTCCAGCCGAGGATACGCAGATTCCGCTCGATGCGGAGGCGCGCGCGACCAAGATGTCAACGAACCTCAAGGGCATGAAGGCAAAGCTTGTCGGCGCGGCCGAGGAGCTAAAACGGCCGAAGTCAGCAACTTGACAGTTGCGCACCGATGCGCGATTATGACTGCACTCGCCGCTTAATCAACGCTATGAGGCATCAGCTATGCCTGCATTACCTCCCATAGAAGAGACCACCAAGTCGTGGTGGGCCTCAAAGACCATTTGGGCCAGCATTGCCCAAGTGGGTGTAGGAGTCGCCGTGGCCCTTGGCATCTTCGATGCCGACAAGGGTACGGAGATCGTGTCGCAAGTTCCAGACTTGATCATCGGCGGGCTAACAAGCGTGCTCGGCGTGATCACATTTTGGGGGCGGTACGTCGCGAAGAAGACTGTGGTATTCGTACAACCGTCTTCGCAATAGCAGATCGTTAACCAAAGCATTATAGGAGCTCCATAATGCCAATCGACTGGACCCGCCTCGAAACCGAAGTCGGTGAGATGAACACCGTAGTTGAAAGTGTCGTAGCCACGGTGAAGACCGTTGCCGAGGCACTTCGCACCATGGATATCAAAACTGCGGCCGACCAGGCCAAGGTAAACGGCTTCGCCGATCAGCTCGACGCGCAGGCAGGTACGCTTGCTGCTGCCGTCAAGGAAAGCACCCCGGCCGTCACCGAGCCCGCACCGGCAACCCCGGTCGTGGACATTCCGCCCGTCGACGGCGTCGTGACGCCGTAGTCGGCGCGCCGATTCCTTGCACTACACATGAGGGGGACGCTTTGGCGTCCCTTTTTCTTTAGGAGCTCCGCGCCATGAAACTCGGCGGAACCGGCCAGAGACAGCAAACACGCGCTGATCCGTTCGGCACCTTGCTTGCCAAGCCCTACAAGCAAACTGTCGGTGCGGGCATAGGAGTCAACAGACTTGAGACCGGCATCGCTTCTGGAGAAGCTAGCATTGGGCTTCCGTCGATGGAGAAGCAATCTCCGTACAGCGCGGCAACTAAGGAGGCTGCGCCAGGCAAAAACAAAGACCGCGACTTCGCCAATCAGGCACTCGGCGAGACACCGCCCCGAGATGGACCTTTCACCTTTGGAGCAGCTGGAGTTGCAGAGAACTATCCAACGGGCGCGATCCAGAAGAAGTCGTCAAAGGATAGAACGCGCCGCGCTCGACCTAATCCGTTAGCATTCGCTAACGCTTCGCGTTAGGAAGTAAGTTTACAACCAATACCTACGAGACTATTGAGATGGCCATAATAGCAGAAACACCAAACTTCTACATCGAGCCCAAGTTCGTTGTCAAACAAGCGCCTGTCGACGAATTCAACGAGGTTGTAATCATCGGCACGGCGAAGACTACAACAGGCGAACTCTATATCGCATCCAGTCATCATGGTGAAATCGTAATCGCCATGTTGAAGAAAGCCCTTGCGCAACTCGGCCCGCAAGGCAAGTTTGATGAATGGCCGATAAAGGAGAGTTCGGATGAACGCATTTAAAACCACTGTCGTAGCAGCTTCGCTGCTACTCATGAGCGGCTTCGCCGCGCGAGCCGAAGTCTGCGCCGTCATGCGCAATGGCGTACTCGTTCACGTTTATTGCGCCGTCGTCGCGCCTGTCGTCGAAGCTGGCGTCGACATCATTGGCACGATCATCGCGATTCCAGAGCGCATCCTGTTCGGCCGCGATTACGCGGATGACGAGACGGTCGTGTATGACCGCCAGACGACGCGCCGCAAATACTACGGCCCGACGCCTCCGCTGAAATAGTCGACTGCGTCGACAGGTCTCGTTGCCCGTCGCTGCGCCAGAAAGGAGTTCCATGTTTTACAGCCTAATCCTCACGGTGCTGACCGTGACTGGTTCGCACAGCTTCGTTTCGACGAAGACCTTTGCAACCGCCGAGGCTTGCGCCGCATACGGAGAGGATACTCGCGCAACGATTGCGGGCGGCGCGTATGTTTTGAGCACGCGCGTGCGCTGTAAGCTCAAGGGCATTCCTCGTAGCGAGCAATAGCCGCCAAGGCGGCTTAACACTCTCGCGTTGCTCGCACAACCAGGGAGGCACCAATGTAGGAGCATGCAATGGTTCAAATCGTGTTAGGTCTGGTTAAGTTAGCGATTATCCTGTTTAGCTGGCTACAGGCTCGGAATTACATGCAGATGGGTCAGGACAAGGCAGTCGCAGAAGCAGCAACTGCGTTGCTCCTGGCCACCGCGACCGGAAAGCGCCTGCGCGAGCAGGTTCGCTCGGCGACCGACGAGGATGCTGACAAGCTGTGGGAGGAGATGATCAATGTTTCTTAACATCAGCGTTGTTTGCTTCGTCGTTTGCTTCGGTTCGACCGATGCGTTGCCTGTAGCTCCGCCAATCAGCGATTTCTGCACGCGGTACGAGCGGCAAGTGCTCACTCGCGAGGATGTCACCGCGCTGAAAACGCTGCCGCGCAGGCTGCGTGATCGCGTCCAGGGAAATGACCTTGACTATGCTTGCCAGTGCCTTCACTGGAAAAGCAGGCGCTGCGCGCCGGAGCAAGGTGAATGACAGATGCTAGCCAATGGCAATTCGGCGCAGCAAAGAGCTGTGGCCTTACAGGAAAAGGAGCGCAATATGGGAGAGCATAAATTCAAGCCCGAGCGAAACTGCTGCCGAACGTGCGGTTCGTTCGCCAAGACAGGGATTGACGTCGGAGAGTGCCATCACAATCCACCCACGGCGTTTTCGCTGCCACAGGCTGCGAAGTTCGGCGTGGTGCAAATCAGCTTCATAAGTGCCTTCGCGCCGACCAAGCCCGATAATTGGTGCGCCCAATGGCAGGCAGCAACGCTTGCCGCTGCGAGCGCGATTAGCGATGAAAAGGATGACACGCAATGACAGAGCCAGCGCCTGTGGCAACTATCTCCCCTGATGCGATCTCCCTCGCTTCGCCAGTAGTAGGGGACGTAGTCCACTATTGGCCTGCTGAGCACAAGGACGTTGCGCAGCCGTACGCCGCCATCGTTTGCTACGTGTATAACGATAGGCTTGTGAATCTGGTCGTGTTTATGTCGAACGGCATAGCCGTTGAGCGCCAACACGTTGTGCTTCTGCAAGAGGGCGACGTGAGGCCGCTAAGCGGCGCAATGAGTTTTGCGGAATGGCCGCAAGACAATGACGACGAAGGAGAAACGACGTGAGCGATAACAACCCGATCCAAAAAGCTGGCGCAGTCACGACGGCCGGACTCGCTGTAGGTGGTATTGCAATCGCCCTGAGCGGCGGAGCGCTCGCGCTGCCAATGCTCGGCGCGGCCTGCGTTAGCGGCCTTGCAACGTTGATGGCCAGCAATAAGAAGAAGTAACCATGTGGTGTAGTACCTGTGGCAAAGACAGCATCGCGCCCGAGTGCGAAAGTTGCTCGCGCTGGTGGCAAGACAACCCGCCTCCGCCGCACACACATGTGCGAAAGCTTCTGGTCTTAGCACCCACGTCAGAGGACATGGTCAAAGCCACAATGCTGGCCGGGGGGCCACCCCCCTCGACCACAGTGTGGTACTAAGAGCGCAGTGCAAGAGAGCCACACCGCTTGGTATACCAGGCTAGTGTGGCTCAATTGCATGAGGCGCTTACGCCACGATGCGTGGCTTAACAGTTACAACAGGCTTGGGTTGTACACCGTAAGTGGCGATAGCTAAGGTTGCAAGAGTGCGGCGAATTGACTCAACCTTAACTTGCATGCTCTTTACAACTATTGAGTGTACTTCGTCGCCCTGCACGGCTTTGGTGCACCATTCGCAATGCTCTTCCAGGTTGCTAAGCTGTTCCTCACACTCAATCATGAGCTGCGCCTGCACTGCCTGCAACTTCTGGTTTGCGCTGTTCTGAGCCATAGTTCGTCTCCCTTTCGATGGTTCAGAGTAGCACACGGAGCAGGAATTGCACCTCTTATTTTATCACGAAAAAGTGAACGGCCGATTAGGCCGTCCACTGAAGGTCTTGATTTACTTGAGGTTTTTCTCCAATTCTTTCAGCAATTTGCGTGCCTCTTCGATATCCATTTTACCAATCGCACTGCGCGCCTGGGTTGCAGGATCGGCAGTTTTGCGACCACCAGATATCTCATCCTTCACATCGACGTTGACATGCAACACCGGGTTGCAAGCCTCACGCAAAGGTAACGCTCTGCGTTCATTCTGGAGGCGAATAATTATTGACTTAGAGGCAAGCTCAAGGATTTCCTCATCGCTGCAACCAGTGAAATCCAAAGTTGTGGATGTCTGATATCGCAACTTATCCTCATTCGGAGTGAAGGTATACTCGACGAGCGCAACCTTCGCTTGCAGAACCTTGAAACTCTTGCGTCCGGTTGCATCATCGGCGATTGGTTGCAGCCGAGGCGCTCCCTCAACTACAGGTTTCACAACCGCCTGAGTCTTCGACTCAGCTACAGGTTGCAGAATTTTCTTCTCGCTCGCCTGTGACTTTTTGGCAACAGGTGCAACAGTCTGTTCAATAATCGTCATGGTTGAGTCCTCTGCATCTCCAATGCAACGTTGTGCTGCATCTGTGTGTATCTTGCGCCTGGGATCGCCGATCTACAATATTTATATTATCACATGTTTGTGATTACTCGGCTGGCGCCGAGCTGCTTTGTTGCAAGGCAAAAGAAACCGCTTGCTACCTTCGCAATGCAGCATACAATAAGCTATTGATTTGATTGAGTAATTCATCAGTGTGCTGCGCCGCACCAGACAACTCAAAGTTGCACCTGGGCGGCGCAGGGGAGAGACCAGCAATTTTTTGGGCCTATACGCCTAAACATTTTCCTGCGGCTCGCGCCGCATTTTAACCGCTTTCTCAGCACTAAATTCCACTCGGACGCCTTGGATTTCTAGGTTTCAGCACCTCGCTTACTCCCTCGCTACGCTCGTTACCCACGCTTTCAGCCTGCACATCAATCACAGGCTTATGCTCAATACCAAGCTCAGAGGCCATCCGCGCAAGCCGATCCTCAAGCTGTGAATCGCTCATGGTACGCACATTCACATTCACTTGCACGGTTGCCTCAGTCTTATCGGTGAAACCGGCGGTCCTCGCAAGCACATGGAGGCCCATCAAATACTTGTCAGGGTAGCGCTCAGCGAACGCCTCAAGCGCTTCCGGACTCGGAAATAGCTCAAGGTACATGCCGAGCAAATTTAGAAATGGCGATCTATCATAGTTCTTGAGATGGTCATTAACGCCCTCAAGCGCATTTTTGTACCGCTCACGAATCCGCATCACCTTCGGGCTTGGGCTGCTCGGCGGTTGTTTCGCCGCCCTCGCCTTCGCGAACTTGTCGTTCTTCATAGAATCTTGGGCTGCGCCCTGTCCGTTTTTCCCACGCGCGTTTGTAGTCATTGTTTGTGTGGCTGTAACTTAGCCGCTCCTTTGTTAGGCCGATCTGTTCCGCTGCGCGAAGCGCAATAGCACTGGGCGCGTGCAATTCTCGCTCATCGACAGCTCTCTTGCTCTCAAGGCACAGCCATATCCATTCATCGATTGCGGTCATTGTGGTCATCCACATGCCGTCAGGGCGCATGATCGCAGGAAATGCATGCTTATCGACCCAGCGATGCAAAGCCACAATCGATTTGAGGCCCAAATATCGGCAAATGTTCTTGTGGCCAATGATCAGGTTCTGATCGCGCTGAATCTTGAGCGAGCTGTCGCGAACCTCAGTAAGGCCCCACTCGCGGCCCCTATTGAAGTTTCTTGGCATCAGCTTTGCTCAGCAACGTAGCTGCGGCATTAAGCGCGCGGCTCTCGACAATACGATTTTCAATCGCAAGCCAGGCGGCGCGTACCTCGGGCGTCATAAGCTTGATCGCGGCAATCGTCGGCATTTGTAAAAACTCCATATCGAGCGCTCCGTTTCAGCAATTTACCATCGCATGGAGGATAGGAGTTGTCAATGAAGAGAACATCATGTGAACTAATGCTGCAAACGGCGGAAATTTCCGCCAAGTGTGCTAAATGTTCTCATCTCGTTCTAAACAGTGTCGCTTCGATGGCGCTTAAGTGTCGCTTCGATCACGTAAAAAATACAACAGTTTCAATAAGTAAGGCGCTTAGTGGCGCTTATGACGCTTAGAAGTCTCATTCTCTCTATATTATACGCTGGTATACCAAGGGGTCCACTGAGTGTAATGCAAAAACGAAGCGTCATGCGACATGCGACATCGAGCGATCTCAAGACGCCCTATTGAGCGCAATCGGCACTCACGATATACTGATTTCTCACATAAAATCAATAACTTAGACAGGCTCAGCTCATGGCCCAAAAGCGCAACACCCTCAGCGATGACGCGCTGGCGGGTGGTTTCGTTGCCCAGTTCTCAAACTCAATCCGATACAACGCACAGCTCGGCCAATGGTTTGTTTGGAATGGGAAGCTGTGGGAAATCGATTATAGATCGCGTGCTGACTGGCGCTGTCTCGAATTCCTACGCGCGACGGTCGATGAACTATCCGTGAGCATTGCCAAGGCACTGCGCGCCAAGTCGCGCTTCAAAACACCAACCGAAGAAGAAAAGGCCGAGGCATCCGAGGCAGCTGCCAACATAGCTGTTTCGCTGCTCAGCGCGTCGCGCCTCAAAAACGTGATGCACATTGCGCAGCGTCACAAGAAAATTACCATGGATATCAATTCATGGGATGCCGATCCGTGGCTCTTGAATACACCTAATGGCACGGTGAACCTAAAGACCGGCGAGCTACGCAAGCACGATCCGCTCGATTACATGACCAAGACCACAAGCACCGATGTTAACTTCACGGAGCCCGAGCTGTGGCTCACATTCTTGCATCGCATCACAAACGGCAATAGCGAACACATCGCCTATCTACAGAAAATCCTTGGCTACTCATTGGTCGGCCTAGTCAAAGAAAACCGTATGTGGTTCTTCTATGGCACTGGCGCAAATGGCAAGAGCGTATTGCTCAATACAGCCTATCATATTCTTGGCTCATACGCGCGGTGGGCTAACAGCTCAACCTTCATGCGCACATTCGGTCAGCAACATCCAACTGAACTGGCTGATCTCTGTGGCGCACGGCTAGTGATGTGCGGTGAGACCTCGCGCAATCACCAATGGGACGAGGAGCGCATCAAATCGATTACAGGTGGCGAACCGATCAAGGCTCGGTTCATGCGTCAAGACTTCTTTGAGTACACACCACAATTCACAGTTGTGCTGGCAGGCAATCATAAACCTAAGCTTGAGAACGTTGACGAAGCTGTGCGCCGTCGCTTCAACCTTGTACCGTTCGACGTAACGATACCTGAGAAGGAGCGCGACAATGAGCTAAGCACAAAGCTTGAGGCTGAGTTTCCACAAATACTTGGGTGGATGATTCAAGGTTGCCTAAAATGGCAGGATCAAGGTCTTGAAGCGCCTGACGTTGTGCGCAATGTCACGCGCGATTACCTCACACAAACTGACTGCATGCTTTCATGGCTTGAGGAGTGCGCCGAGTTTAGCAAAGAAGCCTTCACTACCTCGTCCGACCTTTATCGTTCATTCAACACATGGACCGCTGAGAACGGTGAGAAGCCCCAGTCTATGCGCGGCTTCTCAATGCAGCTCGAAGATCGGGCGCGAGCGCTTGGCATTGAAAAAATCAAGACCGCGAAGTCACGCGGCTTCAAGGGCATCGGCTTGCTGGTATACGACTGACGCCGCCATACGATTACACTTGCTACCTAGCATAACTGTGCTATGCTATATGACGCTCAGATGAGTTGCCAGCCTTGTTGCCCCTTTGGTGTCACTCATCGCCCAACAGTCTGGGCGTGACTACGTCACACAATTAGGAGACTCGCATGAAACTTACTACATTTGCCGTCATTGCCACACTGCTCACAGGCGGCGCAGCTGTTGCCATCGAGAACGGCGATCCATTCAGCACGGGCGATAGCTATGGCCCACGTGGCGGCGACTTCGGCGCGCAGCACCAAGTTCTCGTTCCTGCCGAGCGCACAACGCATCGCGCAAAGATCGATTGCAAGGCGCAGTTCCTGACCGCCGACGAGTGGATGGCATGCTCGCCGGAATTCCAAAGCCCGGCACCCGGCCTTCCGAAGAATTCCCGGCGCTAAGACCGCATCGCATAGCCTGAGTGAAGGGGCCCCAGCCCCTTCATTGAGTTGGAGGACTCACATGACCAAAGCAGATTTCATATTCATTGCGCATGCGATTGCGCACACGCGCATGGACCAGAATGAACGCAACAAGCTTGTTACCAGCCTGTGCGGCTACTTCCAAACACGAAATTTGCGCTTCGACCGCTCACGCTTTACAGACGCGGCGCAGCTTCTCGCGGATGCAGTCAAATGACTATGGTGCTGTATCCCTTCTACGATTGCGTGCGCGGCGCGGACGAAAAGATTGCGCTGGGCGGCACCGTCCATCAGCAATTCAATTGCGCTTCGTGCGGCATGAAACAGACCATGCCCACGCCGAACGCCTTTCATCTGCGCGGCTCGTGCGAGGAATGTGGTCATATTACAGACATCGAAAAGGATGGCTGTAACTACATGGTTATGTACACCAACACGCCGCATCTACTCAAGGAGATTTTGAAATGAGCGAGCAACGCGCGAAGGACGCGCTATATGTCCAGCTTCAGAAGGCCGTGAACGCGGTCCTCAATGAGCAGATGCCTAAGTGCGAAGTGAGCATCGAGGAGCTTATTCAGGAAGTAATTCCTCAGTTTTTCGGCGCGGTCACGGCGACGCTCATCCACACGCAGTGCGAGGAGCGCGTAACTGAGCGCGAGCGGTCCGAGGAAGCCGTGGATATGCTGCTTGATGCCATCCAGTATGCTATTCGGTTCGTCAGGAACCCGCCAAGCGAGTTGCTATGAAAAAGCCTGTTCAAACTACCAACGAGCAAATCGAGTACCTGCTAGATTTGCCTGGCAACGGCATCAGCAACCGCTTGCAAGCTGCGTGCTACCTCTATCTTTGCGAATATCCTGGAACGGCAAGCGCCGAGACTCGTGATCGCTTAGAGACGGCGCGAAGCCTTGCTAAGTTCCTTAGCCAACACGTCCACATGGACGTAAACCGGGAGTGAGATTCCCATGACCACACGCTTTAGAGCGCTAGGCTTCAGCTATAGCGACATCCTAGACCGCTCGCTCTTTGCGAAGCAGCGCGTTTGCCATCGTAGCTTGGTCAATCGACACCTTGAGCTTGCGGCCTCGTATAGGCTCGAATCAAACCTTATGTCGCTCTACTTCACGATCACAGATCGCACGCCTAACAACTGTAAGGTCTGGGCGCGCGAACATATTGCCGCTGCACGCACGATCAACAAGCAAGCGAGCGCATTGCCGCGCTAGCAGTGCCGTTGCAAAAAACGGCACGTCATGCTACTACTCTAGAACGGCAAGGCGTGCTTCTACACGCTAGTTACACAAGAGCAGCTAGAGTAGTATCTAAATGGCAACACCAGAAGAAATTCGTGTGCTACTAAATTTGGACAAAGACGATGAACGTCCCTTAAAAGAAGCTCTCGCAGAACAGCTAAGCTCTCGCGAGGCTCCACGAGGCACCAGAGTTCGCTGTGCGTGGTGTGGGCATGAATTCGTCAAGGTTCGCGCAACGCAGCAATATTGTCAGACAGCCTGCAAATCTGAGTTCCACGCTTACGCAAAGCGCTACTTGCGCAACGTCAAATAGGAGCCTAACATGAGATCGCTCGTCCTGAAAGCTCGCCGAATTGGCCGCACAGAAGATGGCGTCATATCCAAGTTGACTGACGATAATTACCTATATCGTGATGGCAAGATCACAATCGAGGAGCTTGTCAGCCGCGCTGAGATGGTCCGCGTGCGTTGGCAAGCCACTTGCGAACACATGTTCGAAAACATCCGTATCGCTTATGCCGACGACGACGCGCCGAGCAATACACAGTATTGCCCGACCGGACAGGGCAGCAAAAACGTCGCCGAGCGCAAGCGTTCGACAGGCTCAAAATTCGCTTGAAACCGTTTCGCGAATGCGTTAGATTGAGTGACGCATAGTTGCGTCATCAACATAACCATTCGAAAGGACTGAGTTTTGGACATTACCGTTTCCACAAAAGAGGGCGCTTCTATCACCGTCAATTACGCAATCGGTGAGAGCGTCGACGAGAACCTGAAGCTGTACGGCGAAGACGTTTGCAATGATGCCCTGCGCGCTTCGCTTATCCTGCGCGTTCAGGGTCGCGTTCGTTCGCTGATCAACAGCGGCAAAACCGCCGAAGAGATCAACACTGCCTTGTCCGGCTGGAAAATCGGTATCGTGACGCGCAAGGGCGTGTCGCCGAAAGAAAAGATCAAGGGCCTGTACGAGAAGTGCTCGCCTGAGGAGCGCAACGCGCTTCTGAAGGAGCTGAAAGCAACGGCCAATCGCGTCGCTGCCTAGCGGTCTACGACCGCACGAGCATCACAGTTTTGGCGCAGAGTTGAGTCCTCCTCATTCGCGCCAAGGGCAGTCGGCAGTTAGCGAGAAGTCTCCCTCGTTTGCCGGCTGCTTTCATTTTGGAGACATGTGCGCTGGATCACCAGTGGAAGTGCGTTCTTACCTCACGCACCGACGCGGTGGAAGCACTCGGGGCGGAACCAGTATACGCTTCGTGGCAGAGCGGGCATCATTGTAGGGCATTAGAACGCCGAAAGTCCTTACCGCTTAGACTAGGCGTGACAGCCGGAGAGACGGCACTTTAAGCCTGCAACCCAAGGAGACTATTATGAACCATCGTTCGCACGTTGTCATCAAAGCCATCGAAGACATCGACGGCAGCTCGGATGAAGCCTTCGAAGCGGCACTTGCCAAGTGCGAAAACCCGCTCCAATCGTTCATCGTCGAACTCCAGCACAGCGTCAACCATCTCGTTGACAAATATTCGTCAGAGGACACGCCGTCCGACCTTCTAATTTTGAAGGGCCTGCCAGGCGGCTTTGCCGCAATGCGCATCAGCACCTTAATGCGCTTGCAAATGCCAATCTTGGTCATGGCCGTGGTCGTGCATGACATGATCCGCGAGGACATGGAGATGACCGGCAACATCTTGGCCGAAATGGCTGGGGGCAAGCAGCCCAATGACAACGAACCTCAGCAAGGCTGAAGAGGCGGCCTTAGCCGCCGTTGATCGTATCCAGCGCAAAGCCGACCTTGTGCGGTCGCGAGGAGCGACCGAGTTCGCCGACAAGCTCGACCGTGTCGCGGATCATTGCAAGCTGCGCGCCCAGGCCGAGCACCTGCTAGAATTGCGGCGCAAGTCCCGCAAGAAGAAGGAGGCATGAGCAAATTTACCGTTTATCACGTCTGCCGAAATCTTTTGCACGACGTGATCGAGCCCGACTGGATCGTCAATATAGCCATTCTCGACCCACACGGAAACCCAACGTTCATGAAGGTCTCACGCATAATTGCGTGTCCCGCCACGAACAAAGTTCACATTCAAGTCGATGGAATCGACGAGGAGGACGAATGCCAGAAAGCACAGAAGAAGCCATCTTGAGCGTAGCGCAGGAGCCAGAGGCTCCCATCTTGAACGTCGCGAATGTCCAGCGGCTAATCGGCAAGCTCACGGACTTAGCAAATGCTGGCCGCCATGACAAGTTCAAGATGTCAACCTATGGCAGCTATATAAACTACGACTACGCCATCCAGGCCGGCCTCACTAACGGCTTGGTCAACAGTAGCCGTTACCACGAATGCAACACTGCCTGCTGCATGGCTGGTTGGGCGAACGTGATCAATCTTCACGAGGATCATGGCACGCCGCTTGACGAGATTTTAATCGACCATCTTGCAAACGCCGATGCGGCCATGGAATGGCTCGGCCTAACGAAGGTGCAGGCTCGCGCCCTGTTCGGCGGCACTTGGAATGCAACGCCTTTGCAAGGCATTCGTGTGCTTGAGAACCTCATCAAGTATAGCGAGGTTAATTGGCACCTAGCTATGCGTGAGGTTGAGGCTTTGAATAACAGTCGGCAACCACAATAGCTGAATAACATCGGCGCGGGCATTGGACAATGAGCAGCACAGCTTGATGCTCGGTAGCTTAAATTGTCCGATGGGTAACGGGAGCGCTGCCCCCCGCATAGGAGACACAACATGGCCGATAGTACAACGTTCGTCCTAGACGACCTAAGCGCCGAAGTCCACATGGCGCAAAGCCTCGTGATAGTTGGTCTTTCCGACACGCCTGGGCCAAGCATCACGCTCAGCTTTAAGCAGGTATTCGATCTAGCCTCGCTCATTGCGAGCGAGCTTGCCGAGGGTGAGCACGATGGTGAATGATGCTGAACTGCGGCGCGCCTTCACCAAGATTGAGGCGCTCGAAAAAACTGTCTTGGCCTTGAAGCTCGACATTCTCAAGATCGCTCAAACCCATGTTGAGACGCTAGAAAACCAGCAAAGCATGCTCGACGCAACAAACCACCTGCTCGACGCATTGGGCGTGCCGCGCTTTGAGGACTTGCCCAAGAAAGGCGCTTAATGGAACCGTTTGTCGCTATCCTGTTCATCATCGGTATAGCCGGCCTACTGTTTTCAATCTTTGGCGATTGGTAATTATGGCCCACACGCTGTTCGACAATACGCGCCTGCAAGATTTCCGGCGCTGCCCGCGCTACTATTTCTTTCGGCACGTTCAACACTGGAGCCGCGATAGCGGCCCATCGGCCCCCCTCGCGTTCGGCGGCGCATGGCACGCAGCCATGGATATCATGTGGGGCAGCATTGCCGCAGGCAAGCCGCGCGACGAATGCATTGAGCAAGCCTTCAAGGCGTTCAAGCTCTTTTGGTTCATAGCCGGAATGCCTGACGAAGACGAGATGGACGAAGATGATCGCAAATTCTGGTCGCCGCGCCTGCCATCGACGGCGCATGAAATGCTCTGGGAATATTACGAGGCACGCCAACGATTTATTAAGAGTGTGGAGATACTGGAGATTGAACGTCCGTTCGCCGTACCGCTCACGCCAGACGATCCAACTTTGTTCTATGTTGGCCGAATTGATAAGATTGTCCGTGCGGACGGAAAGCGCATCCGTGGCATCGAGCACAAGACCACTACAGCGACGAAAGCTGTTGGCAAGGAGACGAGAATTCGGCCTCTATTTATGGAGAGCTTCTCGCCAAATTCACAAGTTGACGGCTACTTGTTCGCGCTAGCCATTCTCTATGACGCGCCCGAGACCGACGTGTGGGTAGACGCGGCCATGGTTCACGCAACGAAACAGGATTTCAGCTTTATTCCTGTCGAGCGCATCGGCGCAATGCTCGACCAATGGCTTTTCACCACACATTGGTGGATCAAGCGCGTCGAGGAAGAACATCGGCAGCTCCTAAAGGACTCGCCGAAAGATGTGTACCTGCGGGCCTTTCCGCAGGACACGCGCAGTTGCTTTGATTTTAATGCAGCCTGCCCGTTCTTAGCGCTTTGCAAAAGCCGGGCTAACCCGCTAACGTGGGACGAAGCGCCGCCTGGCTACAAGATTGAACGCTGGGACCCGCTTGAACATGTCGGCACGCCAAAGGAGCTGTTGTGACCTGCTTTACTGACAATGCATGCCCATCCGTATGGCGCCATGATGATGGTCGACTGGTCATTACTGGCACGCGGACCCAGTTAGTCGGGCTAGTTCCTCGGCGCGTTCAGGAGGTTGAGGACGAGGAGGACACTATTATAATCAACATCTCCTTCTTCGAAGAGGTGTTCAAACAATGGTTGATGGAGCGAATAGAATGCCGATCGAATTCAAAGACCTGACAATTCGCGCGAAGCCCGAGGACATGTTCGTCCTTCCTCAGGGTGAAGTAGGCAGCAAGTTCTTGATGGACCTCCAAGAGGCCATTCAAAAAGCGTTGATGGAAGCGCTCGCGCCCAAGACCGTCACGGACATGCACACGCTTGCCACGCTGCTTGCTGTAACTTCGATTGGCATCATGGGCGACAGTTCGAAGCTTCCATTCACAGAGAGGAGCGTGAACACGATCACGGAAGTTTTCATTGAGCGCGTCATGGCGACCGCCAAATGCATGAAGATGGACGTGGAGGTGCCAAACTAGAAACGAGGTTAGCAATGATATCTATCACGAAACAACGGCTATTAGAGGCAATGAAGAAAATGGAATCTGTAAACCAGCTCGTACACGTTCGGTGGTATGATACCACAGTCTTCGCGCTCAGCGCAGGGCAGCCTTATCAAGTGCCGTTTCCGACTGTCGTGCAGGCAGTCGGCTGGGTCGTCTATGAGGATTCGACCTTCCTCGAAATTCGGTCCGCATATGCGCGGCCATCGTCGGGCAATCCTGATCGCACGATTTTCTCGCTCTTTATTCCCAAGGGCGCGATCAACTACCGCACGGTGCTGACCGATCCAGGTACTGACAGCCCCAATGTCGGCGTTGATTGGGGCCAGGTGCAGTCATCCATTGACAAGTCGATGCCATATACGCAGCAAGGCGCTGCTATGGATGACCTCGGCGCGGTGAAGGAGAATCCAAAGCCTCAGAAAGACTACGGTCAGCAAGGAGAAAATCCAAAGATCAGTCCTGAACAGATTAAGGAAATGATCGCGCAGAAGTACGCAGCGGCCAAAGCTGAGCAGGAAGCCTTGGTTGGGCAGGTAGCACAAGCCAAGCCCAAAGCCTGGCCACATCCCGCATCTCCAGCCATTGAGCCCAGCGGATACGGCAAGGACGAAAGCTTCAGCGAGTTCACCAAGACCGAAGAAGCTGCGCTGGATATTGATACGGCAACCATCAAGGCTTTCGCAACCACTGGCGACTTCAAGGAATCGGCCGACGGACCGAGCACCGTCACGCCGCCATCAACGAAAGACTTGACTGGCAGCAAGTAAGCTGCTATAATGTGCTCTCAGTAGTTCGGAGCACTATATGGCACCACAACCTAAAGCGGCCCCAGCCGCTCCGGTCATCAAGAGCATGAAGGAAGCGTTGGAGCCTGCACTCCATCGCTTTCTTGTTATCGGTCCCACAGGAGCGGGCAAGTCCGGTTTGATCCGCACCCTGCCCGGCAAGAAACTCGTCTACATCTTCGATCCTAACACCATGCCAACAATCCATGGCACGGCAGACTGCGATTATGCGGAATTCCTACCAGAATTCCAAGAACTTGATGCCACACTGAAGGGCTTCAACAAAGACCCCAAGACCGGAAAAACCTATCTCGGCGATAAGCCTGCCGAGCCGATTGAGCCTAAGCTGTACGAGACTTGGCGCGAGCACTTCAACGCCCTTGTGGACTCCGGCGCATACGAGCAATACAAATGGCTCTGCTTCGATAGCGCGACCTTCCTCGTCAAGGCGATGATGGATCGCATCCTTTACATCAACAATCGCTACGGCGATCTAACCGATAGGAGTGATTACCGCCAGGTCGGCGACAAGCTAAGCGACGTGTTCGGCAAAATGTCAGGCTTGCCCGTCAACATGTTCCTGACGGCGCACATGCAAACCTGGCAAGACGAAAAAACTTCCCGCATAACGACGCAAATCGCCACGCCGGGCAATAGCCGGATCATGCTGCCGCTCAGCTTTACCAGCGTGATGGAGGCTATCGGCGACAACGGCAAATACTTCCTGCGCACCGTGCCACAAGCGGGCGCGGGCAACTTGAAGGATATTCGTACCAGCATACGCGGGCTCTTGCCTGTCGAAGACGTGACTATCAAGGATTTCAACCGCGCCACCGAATACGGTATCGGAGCGCTTCTTAAGAAGGGCAGGAAGTAGCATGCCATTTATCGATGAAAGTTTGGACGACGTAGGAGAAGCCAAACCAGCGCCAGAAGGCGAATATGACCTGCGCATTGTCAAGGCCGAGGAAACGACCTCGAAGAACGGCAACGCAATGGCAGAGGTCATTATCGTCTTCGAAGACCCAAGTATCGACGCCTTGCCAATTCGGCATTATATGACCAAGTGGGACCACGACACGCCGTCAGACCAAGTTCGCATGCGCAAGCTCGAATTCAAGCGGTTCTTTACCTGCTTCAATATCGATCCTGACGGAGAGGTTGTAGACTGGGTCGGCAACACCGGGCGCTCGCTCGTCATCCAAGAAGAGGGCCAGGACGGCAACACTTACAACAGGTTGAGGCTGCCCAAGCTCCGCGATTGATACCGAGCAACGGCTAGCTTCGGGCAGAGGGTGATCCCATGAAGACACCCTCTGCCCACTAGGAGGACTGAAATGTCAAAGGGTGACTGGGACTTGGTTGGAATAATCGTGCTGATCCTAACATTCCCGTTTTGGATACAGCTCGCCTTCATGGCGGCCATCCCGCTCGCCATGGTATGGATCGAAATTTTCAAGTCGCACGGATTGTTGATTACCGTTCTTGTGATCCTGACTACCGTGGCTCTTGTCGTGCTGCTACCAAGACGGCGCAACAGCTCGTCAAGGGAAATCAAGCGCTTCCTGGATGGCATGAAAGGACGTGAGTAAATGTCAGAACGGCGGATGACAATTCTAGTGGGAACCGAGCGCTTGGAGCGCGTCAATCGTTCCATCCGTTTCGGCCTGCGCTCGCACCTTGTAAATGCTGTGGTTGACCTTGTGCTCGACGCTATAGAGCGGGACGGCGAACGCATCGTCGGGTTCATCCTAGAGGGCCGCTACAAGCTGGTGAGAAACGAAGATGACAAGTGAGCCGGACCGGATCAACCCGCTCTTTGCATACATGGAAGATATGACCGTGGAGGAGCTTGATGAACGCATCAAGCAAATACGCGCGGAGCGGCGCAGCTATAAGAAGAAACCATCCAAGGTCAAGAAGGAATCGGTTAAATCTTCCGAGAAGGCTAAGAAGCTGCTCGCCGGACTGTCCGAAGAAGAGATCGCTAAGCTGATCAAGGAACTTGAGGAATGAAGGAAGTCAAGCTTGTCCCCATCAGCTCTATCAAGATCGAGCCGCGCCAACGTTCCAAAGAGGCTGCGCAGATTGAGTTAGATGTGCTGGCTGAGAGCATCGAACTGATCGGCTTGATACATCCAGTAGTACTGGACAAGTATGGTAGGCTGCTTGCCGGTGAGCGCAGAATCCTTGCCTTCAGAAAGTTGGGGCGCAAGGAAGTTCCGGCGATTACCATGGACGCTAAGGAGCTTAGCGAGTGGGAACGCAACCAGGTCGAATATGACGAAAATGAGGTTAGGTTAGCCTTTACTTGGCCCGATAAGTGCCGAGCTGCTAGGCGCATATATAATCTACGTCTGAAATATGACCCTAAATGGTCCTATACTAAACAAGCGCAGGAGACTGGTAAGGATCGCGATGCAATTGCGCAGAAGGTACAGCTAGCTGATGCCTTCATGGAAGGTAAGCTCGGCCGCGTCGTCGTCATGGGCGAGGCATTAGAAACGCTCAAGGACCTTGAGAACTGCGAGACTGAAGACGAAGCATGGAAGGCTCTCAAAAAGCTTGAAGAGGCTAACGCGCTCAAAACCACGCGCTCAAAGCTTTCGCCCGAGCTTAAGAACGCGCCTCAGTGGGCCGAAGACCACTACACAATCGGCAACGCGCTGAGGGAAGTTGAAGCCATCGCGCCCGAGACCGTCGATTTTGTTGAGGTTGACCCACCATACGCAGTTGACCTTGTCACGCGCAAGAATAGCCGCAACAAGGGGAAGGCGGAAGCCTACACAGAATGGTCAGTCGAGGCGTACAGCAAAGACATGCAGGTGGTCGCGGACCATTGCTATCGCGTGCTGAAGAAAAACACCTTTGGCATTTTCTGGTACGGGACGCGGCACCATTGCTTGACCTATCAGATACTTACTGGCGCAGGCTTTGCAGTCAATCCAGTAAATGCTATTTGGTACAAGGGCCAGAGCGGACAAGCCGACCAGCCGGACGTGGCTTTCAGTTCGTGTTACGAACCATTTTTTCTCGTGCGCAAAGGAAAGCCAAAATTCAACTTGCCCGGTCGCGCAAACGTTTTTCACTACGCGCCTGTCGCGCCGAGCACAAAGCGCCATCCAACGCAGAAGCCTTTGGCATTGATGGAGGACATTCTGAATACGATTTGCCGACCAGGAAATCGCATCATGGTGCCATTTCTCGGAAGCGGCGTGACGCTAATCGCCGCGTACAAGCTCCAGATGACGGGCTTTGGCTGGGACCTGGGCGAGAAGAACCGTGAAGAGTTCCTGAATGCAGTCAGGAAGGAGTTCAGCAAATGAAGGAGACACATCGTGCTGAGCGAGGAGGACGCAAGGAAGGTAGCTAAGTTCGTTCGATTGCTAGGTAGCGACAACGAGCACGAAGTTTACGCCGCTGCCAAGAAGATGAAAGAGGCTCTTGCAAAGAGCGGAATGAACCTAAGCGACCTTGGCAATGTGCTGGAACAATTGCCAAAGATCATTTCGCTGGTCAACAGTGGCGCGGCCTTTAAGCCAGCTCCGCCGCCAGAGCCTGAGAAATCCAGCACGATTGATACGGTTGGCGATGCAGTGCGCTATGCCTACGAGATGCGAGGCAAGCTGCTGCCACGAGAACAGGAATTCATCGAGAGCGTCACAAGGCAGTACGACGCTGGCAAGACACTAACGCAGAAGCAGGTTGATTGGCTCAAGATTATCGCGCAAAAGCTAATGCGCCGCTATGGCTACAGGCCTCAAGAGAGTTTCCATGACATCTAAGTGGACGCAGTACGAAGCCGGCGATCCAGAAGCCAAGGTGCTAATTCTCGGCCAGGCACCCAGCTATATGGAAGTGCGGCAAAGTGAGCCGCTAGTCGGTCCGGCTGGAACGATCTTCAATGAGTGCCTAGCTAAGACTGGCACAGCTCGGCGCAGCTTGTACATCGTGAACCTGTGGGAAGACCCAGTCTATACGGATCGGCGCACGGGGCATATCTACAATTGCGAAGGCGGTCAGCTCCTGTGGGGTCCGCGCCTCACCGAGCTAGGCCGCGAGCTAGCCATGCCGACCATGCGCCGCATTCGCGACAGTGGTGCGAACGTCATCCTTGCGCTCGGTCAGCAAGCGCTTGAGATTTGCACTGGCAAGAACAAGGAGATCATGAAGTGGCGCGGCTCGATCCTGTGGAGCGATACGTTCGAGCGAAAGATTATTGCGACCGTGCATCCTACTGCCGTCATCCATGGTCAGTACGTCTGGAAGTACCTAATCATCAACGATCTAACGAAGGCGCTTGAAGAAGCCAAGACGCACGAATTGGTCCTGCCCAAGCGCGATATCCTAATTGAGCCCACGTTCGACGAGGTCATGGATGCCTTTGCGCTCATTGAGCAGCTTGGCATTATAGCCACTGATATCGAGGTAGTCAACGAGCAGGTCTCGTGCTTCTGCCTATGCCCGACGCCGATGCAAGGCGTGGTTGTGCCTTTTGTGGACTCTGCTGGAGATTACTGGACCTTCGAAGAGGAAAAGCAGATATGGCTTCACTATGCGAGCGTCATGTCCAATCCGGACATCATGAAAGTGAACCAGAATATTGTGGGCTTCGACGCCACATTCTTGCTAAGCAAGAACCGTATCCGTACCCGTGGACCGATTGGCGACACGATGATTGGATACGGGATGCTTTATCCCGAATTCTCAAAGGATTTGGGCTTCCTAGGGAGTATCTACACTCGCGAGCCGTTCTGGAAGAACGAAGGCAAGATTTGGAAAACCATAGGGCAAGCGACCGGCGACAAGACCGAAGACTATAGAATGTTCTGGCTTTACAACGGCAAGGACGGATGCGTCGCGCTCGAATGTTGGTATCCTATCGAGCAAGAGCTGAAGCAGCTTGGTTTCTGGGAACAGTACCTTGAGGTGATCGACACACTTGATCCTATCTTGTTCATGTCCACGTTCGGCTTGCGCGTTTCGCGCGACGAGATCGAGCAGGCGAACTACGACCTGAACATCGAGATTGAGAAGCTGGAGATTGAGCTGGCGCGCGTTGCCGAGCGGCCCTTCAATCCGAACAGCACCAAGCAGTGCGCCGAATATTTCTATGGCTTGAAGAAGATCAAACCGTATCTGAACCACAAGACCGGCAATGTCACGACCGATGACATGGCCCTATCGCGCATCTATCGCAAGACTGGCCTACTTGAAGCCAAGCTTGTGCAGGACATACGTAATAAGAAGAAGCTCAAAGGAACTTACATGGAAGTGGAGTTCGATGCGGACGGCCGCCTGCGCTGTTCGTGGAACACTCTTGGAACCTGGACGCGGCGCTTCTCTAGCGGTCAAACCATCTTCGGCACGGGGATGAACCTACAGAATATTGACCCGCGCTTCAAGCGGTTCATCGTGGAGGAACAAAGATGATGGGAGGTATTGCCGAGGGCATCCTAATAGTGCTCGTGGTGTTGCTGATCTTTGGGCTGCTAGTTCCTTGGGAGGACGACTGATGATGTTCACGTTGGGCTTCATCCTAGGCTTCATGCTCGGAGCCTTGGCATTAGCCTACCTTATCGACAGGACAAATCAATGATGCTAGCCGAACTAGCCCCTCTGGGCTATCTGATCGTGGGCGCAATCGTGATGCTCGCGGTTATCACCATCTTCGCACTCTTGGGACTGTGATGCCATGGCAACGAAACTGACAGACGATGAAGCCTTAGAAGTCATCAGACGCCTAGAACAACTTGGTATTTGGAAAACCAGCGCCAACAATTTCACGGTTGCGGTGCGTGCCTTTCAGCGCGTCAACAATCTGAGGGTTGACGGTGTTGTTGGCCCAAAGACCCGCGCAAAGCTCTGGCCCGAGCCCATGCCTCAGCGCGATGCCGACACTGTGCCCAGCTGGCTGCCTGCCGGTCATCCTGGCAATAATTGGCCTGCGCAGCGCGATTGCCCAAGCTTCTTCGGAGCCGTAGGCTCCAACCAGACAAGATGCGTCCTGCCCTACGTGATGCGCATTGCCTGGAGCAAACAGCAAACCGTCAAAAGCTTCGAATGCCACATGAAGGTGAAGGACTCAATTCAAAGCATCTTCGCCGAGATCATGAAAGCCTACGACGTCAATTCGCGCAAGGCGCTTGGACTCAACCTATTCGGCGGCTGCCTGAACGTGCGCAAGATGACAGGCGGCTCGAATTGGTCCATGCATGCATGGGGCATCGCAGTAGACATCGATCCATCAAGGAATGAGTTCACGTCGAGGCGCGAACCCAGCCGGCCAGGACATCCACATGCCAAGATGGCTGATCCTGAGTACGATAAATATTGGCAAATCGTAGAGAGCACAGGAGCTGTCAGCCTCGGCAGACATTCCAACATTGATTGGATGCACTGGCAGTTCGCTCGCCTTTAGAGGAAGCAAAATGAACAGTCTTACACTATGGGTATTAGCGGCTATGTTCGC